GGAGGCGACAGGAACTCCTCGAAATAAGGCAGCGGACTTAGGTGGATCTTATCCACCAGGTTGGTATCCATCAGGCCTGAATCCATCGAGTCACTCAGATCCCCCAACAGCTCCTGAGCCACGATACCTGCCATCGCATGTCCCGGATTAGACTTCAGGATCTTGAAGATGACCCGCTGGATGCGCAGGAAGTACTTCGTAAACATCACCAGACCCATATCATTCATCCACTGCAAATATCTATTGGTCGGAGCATCGTAATCGATGAACGTCTCAATGATCTTCTCAAGAGCCTTGTCCTTAGGCGTCCCCTTCTTATCAACCTCATAGTGATACATAGCGTATCGCGCAACAAAGTCACTGAACTGTGTAGCCTTCAGCATGAACTGGAACGATGCAGTATCCTCTGTCATATAGGCCTGCTTACCGACCTGTACCGCAGCATCCGGTAGAGTCTTCTTAGCGAGGGTATCCACATATTGGCCCGTCTTGGTTCTATGCTGGAAGTTCTTCGTATCGACATCTTCAACGATAGACTGGAACACACCCTCATCAATCAGGTCTTTGACCGGGTTGTTACGGATATGCTCCTCGAGCTGAACCATTTTGGCTCTGCTATACGGCAGTCCTGCCTCCTGCTTGTTCTTCAAGCGCTGCAGCTGTTCGGACTTCTCTTTATACTGCTTGAGTGCTGTCAATGCCTCATGCTGTTTCTGGATCATGTATCCCGCCGGCACACCATAGTACATACTCGTGATCATGTTACTGATGATGTTGTCGATAAGGACATCCGGTGTCAGGATCGCAATACGCACCTTCACGATACTAATGAACTCTGTCCAGATCTTACCTGTCAGTTTCACCATGCGCTGCAGAGTATGCTTGTCCTGGAAGAACTTGCTGTTCGCCAGAGCGATCTTACGGTATCCGAATACCAGGTCGATAATGTCTCTTCTTACATAAAGCTCCTTGCCTCCCCACATCTTCTCCATCTCATATCTCATCTGATCAGGCAATACGTCGTAGATCTCTTTGTACTTCTTGTCCGCATCAGGTGCAATCCTTACAAATGCCTCCGGGTCCTTCTTATAATTGTCCTCGTAATCTTTGAACAACATGTCCATGACCTTGCTGTTTACATCCTTACTTGCCTCTTTATCCACCAGTGAACCATACATACGGCCAAGGATGACATCCGCCCTGTCCTCTTTACCCATCAGGTTGACCTTGGTGTACTTGGTCATGGTGTAGCGGTAATCAACGATGTTGCCGTGCTCATCCCAGAGAGGGATCGGGTAGTCACTGACCTTATCGATCTTGGCTCCCTTGATCTCGCGCTGGGTAACCTTCTGGTTGAATTCACGCATCTTATCGATGTTCACCGATGCATGGATCTTGTTGAACGGATCGTTGCTGGCCATGTGCATCTTTGTCAGTGTGGTACCGCGGGCCTGCTGGTCCGTAGTAGAGACAATGCTCTTCATCCAAGGTGTCACCATACCGTCTTTGGAGATATAGAGCGCCATAGGTGTAGGGCTCTTATCTTCAGGATGCTTGTTCAACACCTTATGCTTCTTGAAGCCTTTACGCAGCATATCCTCTTCATGATCCAACGGAGCAACCTGCACGTAGATGTCCTGGTCGAAGATCTCACGTGTATACCCTTTGATCATCAGGTTTTTCTTCCCGCGGAAGAGTGTATCGAGTGACTTCTGTTTGAACGCCTTGTGCGTACCGAGCATAAATGCCACACCGTTCTCCGCCGGATCGCTGTCGTACTCGCGCTTGATCACCTTTGCTGTGATAGCCTTCATCTCTGGTGTTGAGTATTTGAGGGCATAGAGCGTTGCCAGCTGGTCAATAAGCTTCTCGGCAACCTCTGGGTCGCCTGAAGGCTTTAAGCCCGTACCGTGCATCTGAGCAATGGTGTATGCATTCATCGGCAGAGTGCGCAGGTAATTGGTATTGTGGGCCATATAGTTACCAAGACCTCTCGCGCGGCTGATGTAATACTTGCTGTCCGGTAGCTTGGCCAGCTTTGCCTCAAGGACATCGATGTTTGTCTCCATCATCGTATCACTGGTGAGCATGAGTCTGATGTCCTCCATGCTGTAGTCCCCGACAAGAACCTCAAGGTCTGCCTCCAGGAAGATCGAGTTGAGAGCACGTCTTTCGATATCCTCCAGCGGCTGGGAGAACATGTCATTGATCTGCTTGGACATGAGCGTTGACGTATTCATACGGGCCTGGTCGATCATCTTCTTTGACTGTCGCAGCAGTGCATACCACTCACCGTACTTGTCGCGGTCACCTGTGATCTCTTTGGCGATCTGCGCAAAGACGCCATCTTCGATAAACCCGAACTTGCGGGCTACTTGTTTAATCGCTGCCATCACCTCAGGGTTCTCTGTGATCACCGGGATGTTACGCACAGCTTTGAGCGACTTGGTCACCACGTTGTTCGGATTGCTCTCGACATACTTGAAGACCTTCCCGGAGCCTTTGCTCACCGCCTCTTTGATAACGTCGTTGAGTTTCTCCACACCTTTGAATGCAGGGACCGTTACTCTCTTTAGCAGATTGGTCTTCTTGGCATTCACACCGGCGATGGTCTGGGACAGGTTATAGAGAGCCTCGTATGAGTTCTTCCCTTTGGTTCCCTCGATCTTGTTCATGATCACATCGAGCAGATCCATAAACTTGTTCAACAGCTGCCTGAAGAACGATGCATCAGGGTCGACACGCTTGTCCAGAACAGGGATGGACTTGAGCTTCTTGATCAGCTGCGGGTTGGAGAGACCATAGACCAGAAACTCATGAAGGTGATTGCTCACCAACTCCCCAGAGGAAGTTGCCGTAGTCTCGCTGTTGTTGAAGATATAGTCATACATCTCCTGGGCAGCAGCACGCTCTGTCACTTCATCATGAGTGAAGATCACCTTACCGTCAGCATCCTTGAGCAGGAAGTCCTCAGCGGTCACATGCTTCTTGGCGTGTTCGAACATATCCTCGAGATGTCTGCGGTTCTGCCACACTTCATCCACACCATACTTGAGTACGTGGTGAAGCATCTCGTGGGTATAAACCTCTTGGACACTCTGCTTGACCGCAGCGTTCGGCTTGGTGTCGGCGACATTGATAAAGATGTCCTGCCCTACCTCGGCACCGAAGTTCTCATCACCCTCTTTACGGATCTTCAGTGAGACCTTGTCGGCCGGCTTCATGGCTTTTTGAACCAAAGAAGAAAGGACGTGTTTCATGTGTGCTCTGAACTCAGGTTCAACCTTGGTATTCTCATGGGCATCCAGCGCTTCGAAGATGTTCAGCACATTTTCTGACTGCACCTCGTTCTCGAACTCAGCCTTGAACTCATCTCTGTTGAAGTCCCGGCCGTTAGAACTGAAGACCACTGTGTCCTTGGCATCAAGGTCGGTCTCTACCTTCGGTACAGCCGGAGCTGGTTCCTCATTGACCGTGCTATCCACATCTTTGAACTTCTTGTCGCCGGCAAAGTCAAACTCGACCATAGTGTCTGGGTGGGAGGAGTGAGCCACACGCATGACACCGGAGAAGATCTCTTTACGCTTCTGCTGGATCTCTTTGGCCATGTCCATATAGTTCTTGTAGACCTCCGCTGCACTCAGTTTGCCGAGACTTTTGTTGAGGGTCTTCATCTCATCTGTAGACAGCGAACCGAGACTTGCCTTCAGTGCTTTTAGTACTTCAGCCGAGACACTGTATGAGGCAGATGTCCTCAGGGTTGAACGGTTATAAGAGCGCGTACCTTCCACGACATTGCTCAGGCTGTGGTTCACCGCATCATGCACACCCAGTGAATCGAAATCCATCAGCGGACTTGTGATGATCGAACCATCGATATAGTGGATCGTGACAACCGGGCCGGCTGCGGCAGACGCCTGGAACGAGTAGTCGTATGACCATGAGGTAGACTGCTGCGGTAGCACATCACCCTGCTTCGGTTTGATACGGCTGACAAACTGGCTCTCTACTTTTCTGCTTGGATCCTCGATGTTAAGGTCCTTGAACCTGTCGATGACCGAGACTTTCTCATCAGCACTCTTACCGAAGATCGGCTTGATACCGGGGAACATGCTGTGGAGTGATTTGACGATATCATCGATCTCACCCCTGGTCAGCTCCAATCCACCCTTTGCTTCCTTGGCTTTTGCCACCTCTTTTTTGAAGACCACATCGAAGGCTTCGAACATAACCTTGAATGCCTTGTTGGTCTGCTTGCGGTAGTTGACCACACCTTCGAACTCGGTCTCGAGATACTCTTTCACACCCTTGCCGTAGGTCTCTTTGATGATGTCCTTATACATCTCTTCGGACCTCTTATCCATGCGCTTGAGCGGATCCTTGTAGATCACTGCCGGGATCCCCAGGTCTCTCAACTGCTTCTGGATAGAGATCAGACCCTCACGGTCTTTCTCCATGACAACTTTCTCGATCTTTTTATAGAGATCTTCCAGCGCGTTCTCACCGATGCTTTCAACGATATTGTTGATACTCGAACCATAGATGAAAGTCATGAACGGTGCCTTCATAAAACTACGACCGAAGCCGGTAATACCTTTCTCATCTGCGAGGGAACCAACGAGATCTTTGAGGATCTCCATCTTAGGGTGGTTCGCAATTCTCTCATGGACGTTCTTCGCCAGGGTCTGGTAACTGTCAAGGTGTCCCGGAGTCTCCGACCAGTCACCGAAGTTGTCGAAGTCGCGCCCCTTATAGATACCGCCTTTGTTGAGCCAACCCATAACATCGTTGACCAGCGGTGCCTGCATAAGAGTCAGAATGAAACCACTGGTTACCGCATCGGTCTCCATTGCCAGCCCGGTCTTGAACGGTTCAGTCCCGTTCTTACCTTCAACGGCCCACCCGTGCAGGGCGATCAGTGCATCGAGAGTATGGAACTCTTCGTGGCCGTCCACCGCTTTGAAGATCGGATCAAGCTCTTTGCTGCTCAGCTCTTTGTCACTCTTGAGCATCATATCAACAACACCAAGTGCCTCCTGCACATCCGGGTCGTTCACCACTGTATCGAAGTGATCGAGTGAGCGCTGCTTTGACCACTTATCGACCTTTCCTCCGAATGCCATAGAGACAGCGAGTTTGAACTGCTCGAGTTCTTTGCTGCCGGGCTTGATGGTGATATCATGGCTCTTGATACCGATCATGTGGCGGTGCAGCTTCTTGGACTGAGGGTTCACTGTATTGCTGTCAACACCGTAACGCCCATTCTTCCAGAAGACATAGTTGAAGTAGAACGGCTTGTCCGCCTCCGCGCCTTCAGCGAACTGCATCAACTGCTCATACTCACGTTCGATAGCACCGTTCTTACCCTTGACCGCTTTGATACGCGCGGCATGGACTGTGTCCAGGTCTTCCACATAACCAGCGATCTTATAGACCATCTTGGCCGGAAGCTTACGAAGTACTTCCATGTTCTTGGTTCTTACGATCCAAGGTGTCTCCTGCTGCTTCTTGATAGCATCACGGTTCTTCTGGGGCACGCCCAGTGTAGAGCGCTGAACCTGCTTGACAACCTTTGTCGGCTTCTCGAAGGTCGGACCGGTCGTGAAGGACTCAACACCGAATGACTCGGCGATCTGTTTGCCGTTCCCTTTGTAGAAGTCAATGAAACTTTTGGCTCTGGTTGTGGGAACCTCTTTGAGTGTGGTAAGGTCTCCCGTAGATGCGACACGGACAAAGGTAACCTTCTTCTCGGCCGTAGCTTCATCTATGTCAAAGGCGGTACCCTTCTTCAGCTCAGTCAGCTCTTTGGTCGGAACGCTGTGCTCAACAAGAAGTCCCATCTCCTCCATAACACGCAATGCATTGGCGCCCAGGTCATTGATAAGTCTTCCCTCGGCATTGCCATCCACACCCTCTTTCAATTTCATACCGAGCTGTTTATAGATAGCATTACCGAGTTCACTGACAATCAGGTTCTTGTAGGTACCCTTCTCAGCAAGCAGGTCCATCTCACGGTCAGTAACCTGTGTCCCCTCTTCGCGGCCGAGGAATCTGTTGATATCCTCAGGTGTCTTGATCAGCGTAGACTGGTAGTTCTGAGCCAACCAATCAAATGAGCTCAGCATCATGGCTCCGATCAACTCGTCATCGAAGTATCTGTTGGCACCTACCTTTGGGTCACCGTTTGATTTGACAAGTAGGGACATCGGAGAGTGCGTAAGGGCACTGGCCACTGCATCAGACTTCTGGTTGAAGAACTGGGTACCGATAAACGTGCCCTTGTTATTGCCGGCCTTTGGATGAAGCACCGCAGCAACACGGTTGTTGAAGGTGTTCTTGAACATGTTGAACTGTTTGAGCATTGTGTTCTGCAACTGCGGATCCAGAGAGTCAACGGCAAAGATGTTATCACCCTCGGCAAACTTGGACTCCCTGTTCTTTGGTTCGAACCAGTTGGTGATGGCAATCTCTGCTCCACCCTTCACACCGGTATTCTTCATCGTGTTTGTCAGGAGCTTACTTCCAACGGAAGGCTTAGCCTTAACCTCCGGCTCAGAGACAGGCTCAGAAGGCTCAGAAACTTTCTCCTCGACCATTTTCTCCTGTGGAGCTTTCTGAGGCTCTACGGGCTTCTTAGAGGCTTCTTTTTTGGTCTCTGCCTTCGCCTCCACTCCCGTCTCACCCTTTGCTTCAGTCGCAGGCTCCTTCGCAGGGTTTCCGGTCGTATCGGCTTCAGGTGACTTCTTCATATCGCGGGCGATCTCATTGATCACTTTACTGTTGTTCTGGATGAACTGGGTCTTGGTAGGACTGTCAGGATACTTGGAAGGGTTGCGGAGTAGATCTTCTACGGTGCCGCGGATATCTGCAGCCTTGTACTCTTTGGTAGAGTCAAGACCGGCAAAGTCTACTTCTGGAAGATGCGGTTGGTTATCTCCCGCACCAGCTTTTGACGCATCCGGTACAATTCGGTCAATCTCTTTTTTAATCGATTGAGAGTATTCCATCTCGAGCTTGATCTGCTCAACCAGTTTAGAACTGTTCTTGATGCCTTGCGCAGTGTCTGCAACAGCCGAGATAACGAGAGGTTTGAAGCCTTTTTGCTCATATACTTGTGGTCCTTCTGTCTTGGATTTTTCATACAGGTCTTTGACTGCGTTGTACTTACGGACACGCTGCTCGGCAAACGTGGCAAACTTGTTGGCCAGTGATGCAGCCTTCTCCGGTCCGTCCGAATACTTGAGTGCGTTCTGGATATCCGGGATGAAACGGTCAAGTCCTTTGAAGTGGCTGTCTTTACCACTCATGACTTCTTCACTTACAGCACCCATACCTTTGAGTCGCTCGTAGATGTTCTTGCGCTCGATGTAGTTGCTGAGTGATGCCTTCTGCGATTCATCGAGGTGGCTACTGTTGAGCATTGTCTCCGCGGTATCGACCGGCACGTTCATGTTCAACTGGATAGAACCAAAGGTACGATCTACAGCCTCTTTGTCATCCTGTGCTACTGCCTCTTTGGTCACATTGTCTACTTCGGCGATATCCTGGGTGACCTTCATCAGGTCCTGGGCTTTGGTCAGTATCTCCTGGGCAAGCTCCGGGTTATCATCAACGATGGTATCGTAGTAGTCGAGTGCCTTACCCAGCTCCTCTTGACCTGCTGCTACAAACTGTGTCTTCTCTACAGATGACATTGTCTTTGGGTCTGCATCAAGGAATGGAGTCATAGAGGTTACCGGGTCATAGCTTGGCGCCGTACCGGTCACTTGCTTATCAGTGTTCTCGATCTCCTTGACAGTTTCATCGACCTTCTGGGATACGGTATCAACAGTACCTTTGACTGCCTTGGCTCCGAGATGTATCTGACCACCGGCTCCGGCACCCATGATACCTCCAGTAAGAGCCTCACGCTGTGCTTCCTCATCGTTGAGGACTTTCATGTATGAGTCGAGGTCTGTACCGGCTTGGACATTGAGGATCTCACCCCATGTCTGGACATACTCCTGTGCACCCTCTTTTGCCATAGCCGAACCAGTAGATGCAGTTAGAGCTATCGCCTTCTTCATGATCTCCATCTTGGTGGAGTCGGGCAATGCTTGAGCTGCACTCTTGAGTCCGTCTTTTAGTCCGGTGATCTGTTTGAATGTGAGACGGTCAAGGCTGAACATCACAGTGTTCATCGCAGTCATCTGAGCCAGCTTGACAGCATTTGGTTTCTCACCGTGGAGAGTCTCGTACTCTTCTGCTTGGGCATTGGTCTCTTGACCGATTACCGCTGCTAGACCGGAGTTGGCTTTGAGGTAACTGCCCAGACGCTTGACACCGGTAAGACCCTCTTTGGCTTTACCGCCACCTACCATCATCTCTATCATGAGAGGGAGTGACTCGGCAACAACCTCAGGAGTTGTCAGGGCTGTCTTCAGCGCTCCTGCGTAGTCACCGGTCTTCCACTGGTGTGTGGCTTCGGCCATAGCAAAGTTGGCCTCACGTCTATCGAACCCGGTCACTTTATCGGCGTACTCACTGGATGACATCTTTTCGAAGGATTCATCCATGAACTTGGCAAACTTCTTGGAACCAGTCTTATCAGCTCCCCATGCCACGACATCTGTTACGAAGTCCCCGAGCTTACCTACCGCTTGGACCGCACCGGACTGGAATGCATCGACCGACTCACCTGTACGTGATAGGTATCCCGGCTTCTGTCGGTCAATGTTGTATTGACGAAGGGATTCCATCTCTTCCCGGTTGGTTCCAAATAGGTTGGTCTCTTTCTCCACCGCTCTACGATAGAGTTCCTGCTTCTTTGGATCATAGCGATCGGTAGGAACCGCGAACCCGTCAGAGATCATCTTCTCTGCAAGTGGATCGTTCTGCGTGAGTCTACGACCCATCGCACCGAAACCCTTGTCTTCAAACTGGGAGTATTCCGGGTTCTTGAGCAGTTCCTTCAGGTGATCCTTACCGGCAAGACCGAGAGCCTTCTGTTGATCAAGGTCCAGACCGTACTGGTCTAGGATACGCTGGGCCTTATCAGATTTGAAGGACTCGGCTGTGTCGTAACCCATGATACGCTTGTTATCAATGGTATCGCCATCTTGGATGACAGGACTGGGAGTAGCGATCGAAGGGACATCAAAACCGCTGTTTTTAAGCATCTGATCGGCATCGGCAATAGCCTTGGCTACAGTGATATCGAGTTCTGGTAGAAAAGGGTCTGGCATGAGTACAATCCTATTAGTCTATTAATAGAATTATACCATGTTAGATTATGTTAAATCTTGTTATTTAGAAGATGCTGATTAAAACCAGTCATCCTTATGGGCCATATCGTACTTGGTACTCTGCTTGAATAGCTCTTGCTGCTTCTTGAACTCATTCTCGAGGGCAAGTTTCTCAAGTTCAAACTCCTGTTTCTCTTGACCCTGGGCAGCTTTGATCTTGGCATCGATAGACTTGACCGCTGCTTCATAGGTGATCTTACCTTTAAGAGCTGCAGATGCTGTTTCAGATGCTTTTCTCTCAGCTACAAGTTTATCAACCTGAGTATTCGCTGCTTTACGGATTCTGGTCTCAACCCTGTTGGAGATACGACCCTTATGGTTTTTCTTATAGTTTGCGATCTGCTCATCAACCATGTTCTTTGCAAGACCCGCATACTCGGTATCACTCATGTAATTCTTCTTCTCCGCGGTAGCGGTGACATCCTGGGCTACCTTGTCGTTCTTCAAGAGCCCCCGGTCATCGTAGCGGTTATAGAACCGGCTGAGAGACTCATTGAGCTTATCAACATCAGCCTGTTGCTGCGCCTTATAATCCTCGAAAGTCATAGGACCTTTTGGTTCAGCTTTAGGGTTCAGCGCAGCCTGCAGCTTTTCATTCTCTGTCATGTTGACAGTATCGTATGCATCTTTGGCCGCGGTAGATACTACTCTTGGAGCCAAGGTAGGAAGTCTCAGCATAGTCTGACCAGCTTCACCCGCCACACCTTTGACATCCTGGATCAGGGAGGTATTACCGTAACCCATCTTCTTATTGAACGCAAGCTTCAGAGCATCGTTGGAAGGTAGAGCATAACTCCCATCAGCATTACGACCATAGCCAAGTGCCTGAGCTTTCTTCTCGATGGCGTTGTACTCGTTACCTGCCTGTGAACCAAGATTATCAAGGTTCCGTAGGGCTTCACCATCGTTTCTGAAAGTACGCAGTGCACTGCCGTCAGGACCGGCCACAGTAGATACTTCTTCAGTGGTCGTGTAGTTTGGTGTAGACAGAAGAGCTTGCTTTGTGCGTTCAGCCGCAGCATCAGCCTGGTCATTCAGGTAGATCTGACCACGCTCAAAACCACGCTGCCTCTCTCTGTTGGCCTCCGACTCACGCATCTGATCAATGCTTTCTGCATGACGTAGGTTAGCGGCATCGATCTGGTTGTTCGACAGGGTGAGCTGCTGTTCCCGGTTCAGCGCGTTCTGGTTCATCTGGAACTCGCGGTTTGACAGGATCTCTTTAGCACGATCCGCTGCTGCCTTGTCTGCGGCAATCTTAGCGTCTCGAGCCATGAGCATTCTGGCAATACCCCCGTTTGAACCAAGAGCATCACTGATACCTTTGTAAGGATCAACCTGTGCACCCCGGTTAAAGTTTAATTGCAATCCGGACATAGTCTACCTTAGAGCTTAGGGTTGTAGCTGCCAAAGGCTTTAGCCAGTGCAGCATCATTGGCACGACGCTTACTCATGACATAGTCATTGTTGGACATCTGCTGGTCCATGAGTTTACGTTGCTGCCCGGCCATCTTACGGTTGTCGAGATAGCTTAGCAAACCGAGAGCCAGTTGACCGCCACCGAGAGCCAGACCGCCATAGCCGTTCATCCCCCAATCCATCCCGTTGGTATTAGGATTCGGGTTATTCAGGTCGATACCCAGATTCTTGGCAGCATCCAGATTCGCTACTGTCGGACCAAGATTAGTCCCGGTCGAAGCTACCGGCTTAGGACCATAGCCCATAAGAGAGTCGTAGGAAATCATCGGTGTCTGCCCGTTGACTAGATTCAGATTATCAAGAGTGCTGTACTGTCCACTCATTGTTCACCTCCGTTGTTATTTTCTGTTATAATTATACCTTAACCCAACCTGTAATCAAATTTTTTACAGTATAATCAGGAAAAGGAGTTTATATGAAATGGATCATTATGACACTGCCGGCACTGCTTCTGATTGGTTGTGCCACCGGACCCGAACTTACTGTCGGAAACGATGGGTATTACTACAACCTTTCTGAAGAGTGTGCCGTCAGTTACACTATCCAAAACCGTGCGCATCCCTCATATCCTGGAGTGGTGTGTAAAAACAGTGATGGTATCTGGGTGACCAGTGAGTCGGACCCGTACACCCCCAAAGTGTTTAAACCATTGCACCCGGAACAGGTAGCGTATATCAAAAAGCAAAAAGCCGAACGCAAAGCCTCGATCGGATCACTCAACAGAGCGATGGTCGGATCAGGCGTTGAGATGCAGAAGACCTACTCCACCAAGAACTACGATGTCAACCTCCGTTAGGCTGCCCCGTGGTAGTACTTGTTGAAAGTATTGTCTATCAGCCCCTGGGTCAATGCATCAGGCATTGAGTCCATCCTCTCATTCAACTCCAAGAACATATAACTGTCAAAATCAGCCTGTACCAGCTCAGGTGTATCTACATTGTCCGGTGGTACCTCCTCTGGTGGGGTTCCTGGGCTCTCTACCGGGGCAATATACTTAGCATAGATGTTGAACGCAGTATTCAGAGCATTCATCGCTTTAGTCAGCAGCTCAGTGGTACTCAACTCTGTAAAGAGACTTCCAGTACCGACACTCACTTTCTCAATGATAGCCGTCGCGTAATCCGAGAATGATGGAGCCACCTGTTCAGGTGCAACTGTAGCCAAGGTCTCAAGAGTTGATGACATCACTGTATTAGTAGCAGCATCTGTCAGAGCTTCAGTACCGACTTGGGCGGAAGTCTCCGCAGCAGCCTCGGCCGCAATCTTCTGTGCACTCTCCTTGATCGCTGTAATCGCGGAAACAAGTCCGCTAAGCATCAGAATAAAGCTTACTACGGTGAGTATCGGCATGAGGGTCACGACAGCTCTACCAATGATCATCGCGTAACCAGTATACCCGTTCCGCTGGAACGCATACGCTGCAGCCGATAGGATCAGAGTGCTCACTGTTAAGGTGTAAGAGAACGCTTTGAGGAAAGCCACAAGAGAAGTACCTCCGGAATACGCGGCAACGATCATCGCTATAACGAATACCACAAAGGTCAGGAACATTGACCACCCATCATCACCTGTCTCGGAGTAATCACTCTTCACAGCTTTACGCATGAATTCGGGGAGTTGTTTCTTTTTCAGGCTCGTGAAACCAGCGACAGTGACATCACCTTTATACGACAGTCCATCATCAGCAAAGTTCATACTGTATTGGGCGAAGGTCAGCATGTTCTTGTCAAAGGTAAAATTGGCAATTACAACTGGCTGCTTCTGCTTTGTGTTGCTAATTGTATAAAGAGACCGATACCGATCGGAGGCATAGGCAGCCACCATGCTCAAAAAAGCATCCACTGCCGGGTCAGCCGGATCTATCTTACGAGTAAACTCGAATCGGATATTAGCTTCAACAGCGTATTTAACATTACTACGGTTGCTCACCCTATTTACACTACGTGAAAGAACCCTTGCAGTACGGTCAAACAGCACATTACTACTGTCCATGATAGCCATGAACCCGAGAGGGTAATCTGCGTGTTCATACTCGATACCACCATTCGTACTGAAGTACAGTTTTGTCCCGGTGTCAGGCTCGACAGCCTCATGCCCAGAAAGAACCAAAGACTCAAGTTCAGCCGATGTCAATGCGGAGGACACATTTTTAACGGTCCGGGTGTATCTCATATCAATGGTATAAGTCTCGTTCAGTACTGAGTTGGCATTAACATACCCGATCGCATCCGAGACAGATGCATCCTGCCCAGGAGTGCCGAGCCATTCAAGGGCAATCCAGGCCTTATCAACTCCGCTATAGTCAGCTGACTGAAATTGAGCCACACTGGTTCCAAATAGGGCATAGAGCTGGCGGTGGGCATTATCGTCTATAACTGAACCGTTGTAGTAGTAGAGCTTATCGAAGACCTCTACATCATCTACAGTCTTACGTGGCCAATGCATGAGGATCTTATTCTTCATCCTTGTATTCGTCCAATATGCCCCGGCAAGGGGGGCTGCCAGGTCAAAGACTAGATACATTAGATTGTCGGAGTGTTTAGGTAAGTCAGTGCAGTTCTCCAGCGATCAGCATCCGCTGCTGTAAGGACACCTGCTTGTTCTGCGCTCAACAGTAGACCGATCATGTTGGCCGAGCTGTTCGCAGAGTGCTGAACCATGTTGTCATCGAATGCTTTCTCTTGACGGATAGCCACATTCTCCTGGGCTTTGGTAAGACCCGGATTAGTGTTATCGAGATCAGTCATCGCAGTGACTTTACCGGTAACACCATCGAGTGTCCAAGAGATAACGCCAGACTCACGGTAAGACTTGGCGAAGGTAGCATAGACAGATGCTTTGATTTGCTGCTCTTGCTCGTACTTGATACCTTGACTCTGGAATGCGTTCGCAGGAAGGATCGCATTGGCTGTAGTCGTAAGACCAACAACAGTGGTACCATTCTCACTTCTCATATCAGACTGGATCTTCCAGCCTTTGATGACCATATCCTGGATCTGAGCTGCTTTAAGATCATGATCGTCCTGCTCATCCCGGTTGAGCTTGTCACGTTGTGCTTGAACCAAGAGAGTATCCTCACGGAGTTTGGTCAGCTCGTATACACCGACACGATCTTCACGGGCAATGGCAACCGCTGTGGTCATAGCCTGAGCCGTGATGCTCGTAGTCATCTGTACCAGTGCCTGACTCAGGATGTTGGCACGCTCATTCATAGGAATGGTCGACTTGGCTAGGAACGCATCCAGTGTCTCTTTGGTTCTGATATAAAGGCTGTCAGCTCCAGCCGACTCCTGCATCAAAGTATTGTAATGTTTAATCACCTCCAGCGGGTTAACGCTGGCTTCTTTAACGTATGTTTGTACTGCCATTAAAACTCCTTATGTTTAATTAACCCAGCCTGTTATTAAGGTGGTGTCAGTTTGAATAATGGGAACTCTATTTTCATGTTCACGTCATAATCAGCACCCAGGCCGTCAGTCTGCCATGTCCATGAATGGAAAATAGAGTTCTCCTGGCTTGCCTTAGTTATAACGACATTTTGAACAGGTAGCTGAACACCGTTACTACCAAACTGAACGGTAATACCACCGATCACCAGAGTTTGTGACCATAAGGCACTGCCTGAATGGTCGATCTTTAGGACAGAGTCCACACTTACTTGATAATGATTGGTGCCGTCATACCACATATATATCGAAACAGCATGTCCATTACATACGAAGGTCTCAGTTGCAGGACCAAAGGCATAGTTATTACTACTACCGTTGTTATATGTATAGCTCCTAAAAGTTCCGAGAGTGTCGCACTCAAAACGGGCAGTTTGGTTAACTGTACGGTTTGTGTTATCGGTCAAATAGTTATCGTAACTTGATACCAAATCCCCGTTTGTAAATGAATACGTTGCGGAGCTGTTTACCCGGATTGTCTCTGGGTTATTCTGGGAATAGACCGTAAGGAATCCTTGTAGACGGACATAACCCTGAGCATCTTCAACCAGTGTACCTGTAGCATTATCATGAGCAAAGTTGGCTTCATAGGCTGTCGGGTAGTCAGCCAAGGTATACTGCTGCCAGTTTGTCAGCTCACCGGATGTGGTATAGTCGATCCAGGAACTTTTGATAACCGACCCGATAATGTTAACACCTTCAATTCGAGCGCCGGCAATAGTACCACCGCTGATCACCGGTGCACTTATAGAGGCATTAGCAACAACGACATCGGCTGTAACTGTACCAGTTGTGAGTTTGGATCCGTCAATAGTGGTCTGTCCTGCTGTTAGGTAATCATTAAACAGGGTCACACCAGTAAAGGTAATGATTGGATTGAGCGGGTCTGTAATATTGACTTGGAATGGCACAACTGGATTGGCTGAACCATTACCGATCTCAAACTTGTCCGCAGCAATTTTGAAGGTCGAATTGACATTCGAACCATCCCCGAAAGACCAACCAGTTACATTACCATCTACGTCGGTGATCATCTTGGATGCCCCGGCTGCCCATCCCGATGCTTGATCCGCAGTGGCATTCGTTATATCGATCCAGGTTGTACCATCCCATGCTCTTTCCAGGTCGGTATCACTATTGATCCAGCGATCACCTGTATCGGCGGCAGTAAGACCGGTCGGTGCCGTAGCTTGGTAGTAAACAGTGGCCTTACCATCAGCAGTGGTTTGTGCATTTGATGCTGCAGCCAAAGCTTGTGTAATGGCATTGTCTGTGATCAACTCCCATGAGAAGACACTGGCTACCTTGGTAAATCGATAACCATAACCAGTACTAGTGTCATAGAAAATATCTCCAGTGTGGTTATCCTGCTCTACTGTGTCACCATTCGTGGTATCGGTGTTCAACCATGTGAGCCAAGGCTCAGTTGTATTATCGGGCGTATAGTCATCGAACCAAGTAGTGATAGCATTATCGATCTGGGCCTGCAATGCGTCAATATCCGCGGTTACCGCTGCTGACAGGGCAGAGATATCCTGGCTTGCCTGATAGTCAGTACGGACCCAGCCATCACCACCCTCACCAAGGTTTCCGCCGAGGTACTGATACTGAATACTACCGATAAACTTGATCATACCGATTTTAACTGCTTCAATACCATCCCATACATGGAAGTGTCCTGCTAAAGTTGAATCAACCGAATCAAGTCTTATACCTGTAGCTGGAACACCGGTAACGGGATCATTGACAGTGCTGACAAGAGCGCTGATATCAGAAGCATGTGCTTGGATGTCATCGGAGTATGTCTGGATCTGACTTGCGAACCAAGATGATGAATCACCGTTGTTGAACTGTGCGGCGATCAGGGTAGAGGCTGTAGCTTCCACTTCTGCCGACGTTGTCTTTGTCGCCAGTTCATTGACTACAGCTGTATGATTGTTGTCCACCTTGGTATTGACCGTAGTGAGCAGACCATCCTGTCTCAGGTCCTCGGCCTGCAGGAGTGCTACCTGCTGATTGACACCGGTTTGATAGTTGTTGATTGTGGTATCAAGTTCAGTGGAGAGAGCATTGATATCATCGGTACCTTTGGCAATCTCGCTGGCAAGAGCTTCAGAGAGCCAAGCAGGAATACTTGCCCCAGCTCCGGAGTATAGACCGTGGGTAGAGATAACGAAGTTACGCGGTTGGATCCCAACACGGTAGGCAGGCTCGACTACTTCCGGAACGATAGCTTCACCGGTGGTGATGTCTACATTGGTTCCCTCTGCGGTAGACCCGTCAGGTACCTGGACTTCGATATCTGACATTAAGCACCAGTCGGAGAAACGTAGACTTCTTCAATGAGGACATGAATAGGCAGTGTCCCATCGCTGAAAGTGATATCGATCGTAGCCTGGTAATTAGGCTTGAGGTAGTATCGGTCTTCAGCTGCTCCCCTGGAGAGAACCATATTGGCTGAGTCAGTACCAAGAATCGTACCGGCGAGAACACCGTTCAGGGCATCCTGCACCGTCAAGTTCTTTGTGAACTCTGTGAGCTGATCGGCCAAGCCCATGACTACCAGCACAGCGCTGGACATGTTCGTAAGATCTTGGGCCAAAAATGAATCGGCCTGAGTCACGGTAACAGTAAAACTGAAGTCTGTCCCCTTGGGGATCGTAAATTTAGTGCTGTCCATTTTCTCCCTTTATTTGACATAATGGAGCCAACCGTATAGGTTGACTCGATATATCAATCGATAGAGTTAGCCATAGCCTGCTTTTTAGCAAGCTCGCTGATCTCTTCTTCCGTCAGATCCGGAAGCTTCTCTACACTGAACTCTTTGATCAATTTACCTTTGCGGATCTTGTTACCGCGGTCATCCTTGGCATTCACAAAGATCTGGCATTGACGCTCTTTGAGGTGCTTATAGAGGATGTTAGGGATATGCCATCCCTCATCGTTGTTGAACGGGACATACTTACGGAATGAACCGATAGAGCTGTTACCGACAGTGAACATCTCACCCTCCCACTCTTTCTTGTTGGGATTCATACATGAGACACGTACACGGACCAGCTTGGCAGCTTCTTTTTTCAGTAGTGCTTTTTGCTGTCCTTTAGTAAGAGGTTTCTCCTCACCCTTAGTTTCGGTAGTATCACCTTCTGGTTCATTCCCAGAATTCTCATCTTCATTCAATGCATCAGCAAGTTTCTTGCGCAATGTGTCAACACTGTTATTTGGATGGAAATCAACATTCATCTTTGTAAGACGTTCGATCAACAGATCTTTTTCACTTTTTTCAGCCATTTAAGGTCTTTCCTTTTATATGTTTATTCAGGAAGGGTGGAACCTTCCTGGGTTACTCAGATTGGGTCAGAGAGCCATTACAGCTCTGCAACCACCTTCATTACTGCCAACCACTCAGGGCGTAGGATCATAGTCCCGTAGTACCACTTGATTGAGTAGAATCCAGTCTCACCGTATGGATCGTTACGGTCCGCAGTCTCTTTACCCGGCTTCTTGTGAGTGATCTTGAACTTCACTGTCTTACCGTCAGTTTGGAAACCGATAGTAGTAAATGAGCCAGAACCAACAACAAGCATTGGGAAGACATCGTATGCACCACCAGTTGCGCGGTAGCCATCGTTGGTTACTTCAGCAGCACCAGCACCTTCCCAGTGAAGCATCTCAGGGACCTCGATGAAGCGGAAGTTATCGATCGAACCGATCTCACCGCGAGCAACAGTACCTGCGTTAGCATACTTGTGAACAGGGATGAACGCCTGGTTGTTGTGAAGGTCTTTCATACGCTTCAGTGTAGGGCGCAGTTCAGAACCAACATACATATAGCGAGCTGAGCTGATAGTCGCAGTATCGATCATACGAGAACCAGTGATAATCTTCGTAGCTTTCGGACAGCGGTTGTTATCAAGCTCGATGTCAAGCTTCATAAGGTCTTCGTATGTAGCGACAGACGCTGTAGCACCTTGCTCACCTGTGACCTCATTCGTTGCAGTTGCGACACCACCGTAGTAGACAACACCAGCACCGTTAAGAAGGTCGATCTGCAGAGCATCTTCAGTGATCTCATTCGCACCACGTAGTGACTCACGAGTGATGTGCATCTCAAGCTCAGAATCAGAATCGAAATCCATTGACTCTTGCGTATACTCATCGAAGAAACCGAACTTCTCGATCGTACCCTCTAGTTCAATACGCTTGAAACCAACGCGGTTAACACGACCACCAGACTCAGACAGTGTAGGCATTTTGCCGGTAATAGTACCGATGTCTTTGCTTGAACCATATAGGTTACCGTCAGCGATCACAGCACCTGTTGCATCGATACCCTGGTCATTGACGTTTCGGTCATCAAGTAGCGGAACATAGTGGTACTGTTTAATGGTTTTACCCATGTTTTTAGGCATTGCGCGAACATCTGCCAACTGCGTGAAGTACTGCTCTTTGACGATGTCAATAAGAGCCTTTTTGTAGTAATAATACTGCGATAGCTGTGATCCGACAGATGACGGATTAGCCACTGTACCTTCGTTATAAATCATTCAACATTCTCCTGTTAAGAGTAGAGACCGGACCCTGCCAGCTGCTCGAACTCTTCATCACTCATAGAGAGTGGATCGAATTCAGGTTGCTTCTTGGCAGGTCTGCTTCTCACTGATCCGGCAGCTTTTTTCTTTGCTACCACTTTTGGATCAGGTTTCTTACTGACAGGTTCTGGTATAGTAGGCTCTTGGTTTACTGTTGGCTCAGTACCAAACGCACCCTGTGCATGGAGACGGTCACCGACTGTCTTATAGGCTTCAAGGTCTGATACACCTTTTAGCCGCCCAAACATGCGTTCTTTCTCAACTTCCCCCATGATCTGATCATAGATGCCGTTCTGAATATGTTGATCCAGTGCACTGATCACATCGGGTTGTTGAACCAATAAAGCTCTACTTTCTGCATCCAGCTCGTCAGTAACAACTTTCATTGTTCTACCGAATGACTCGTTATCCTTAATGCTGTCCAGGACATCATCAATGGCGAGTTCTTGGTCACTTGGCCCGTGACTTGTTGGAACATACGAGTCAGCCTGTTCAGTGTCGATATCCAGCGGATCAATCTGAGACTCTTTGATGAGCTTAGCGATCGCTTCTGGTTTCTTCTGAGCCAGGTCGACAAGGTAGTTCACCTTGGTTTCATCGAGAAGACCATTGTTTTCAAGTGCTTTCAGCACGCGCATGTTTGGCTTCAGGGCTGCCATCTTTTTGTTGTAGTTGGCACCCATACGCATCAAGGTCATCGCGTCATCAACACTGTCAACTTTGATATCTCTCCCATTTGCCTTGAATGGGGCAAGAAGCTTTTCGTACTCGGCTTTGTAATCGATCTCTGCTGTTTCCGTGGGCTTACCATCTGTGTCAGTTTGACCTTCTTCACTCTCCGGGTCTTCATGAGATTCTGTATCAGCTTCATCATCAGATGTTTCATCTGTCTGTGGATCGTCACCCTCAGGTTCAGTTACTTCATCCTCAGGTTCAGCTTCATCAGTGTCCTCATTGTCAGACTCGTCGGATTCTTCCGTGTCTTCAGCTTCTTCAGCAGGTTCGGGATCCTCTTCAGGTTCACTCATAGCTGTATCGGCTTCACTTGCCATAAACTGCTCGAATTCCTCATCGGACATATCGAGCATATCTGGAGTGTTTTCAAGTTCCTGTGTCTCCTCTGTAGGAGTTACTGTGTCTTCTACTTCCATTGTTTATACGCCTCCAGTTACGCTACTGCTTCTTCGCGCAGTTCATCAAGAGTCTCTTCATCCTCTGCGATAGACTGTGCAGCCATACGACCAAACTGGTTAATCGTAATAAAGTGTTGGCGTAGCTGGCCGATACCGATGATTGCATTATCGAGAGCTTTTTGCTGCTCATCAGATTGCATATTCGGATCAGATTTCAACAGAACCAGGCGTTGTGCTTCTTCTTCGAAATAACCTTCGAGGATGATTTTTTTGAAGTTACGGTTACGCGATAGTTCATCGAGAGCTTTTGCTCTGTCAACGGCTTTACGCGCTACTTCAATACCAATTTCCAGTTCGTCGATCTGTTGATCTACAGGGTTCATACATGTGTCCTTAAAAGTAAGATTTCTAGTAGGTTATTTATACCGCCCTCACTGCTATTTGGGCTGAGCTGTTATGCCTTCGGTTCTCCGAAGAGCTTCTCAGCTGCTTTAAGATCAAGGTTGGCGCCACGGTCAAACTCACGTTTCTCCATCTCTTTGGCGTGATCCATACCGCTTTCTTTCTCAAGGAAGTCAAGATCCTGTTGATCAGACTTGCTGTGTAGGTTACGACCCTTGGCAAGTTCTGTCTCGGTCTTAGCCTCTTTGAGGCCGATGTCAGCCTGATTCTCAAGAGCTTTGTTACGCTCGTTCTGGATCTGCGCCTCCAATAGAGCTATCTTCAGTTGAGCCTCCTGGACTGCTAGTGGATCTGGCTCAGGCTGATACTCTTCGATGCGTTTGGCAAGAGCCGGCATCTTACGGAGCTTGGCGATCTCAGCACGGATGATTCTTACCTCACCCGGATCCATAGACTGCTGACCTGTCTGAAGCATGAAGCTGAGCTCCTGTGCTTTCTCGTTATCGGTCTCTGCAGTACTGATCGTAAGGCGTAGGTCAAGTTCACCTCTGAGGTCATCTCTGCGGATGGTCACGAAATCTTCGTTGGTCACCCGGACGATCTCTTCTTCGCTGAGGAACTCTGCATTCATAGAGATGATCTTACGGCCGATCTCTTCCATACCACGTGCAAGTCTGCGGAGGATTCCCAGCTCACGTTTTGATGTGGCATCAAGAGCTGAACGAATACCTGTTGCAGTGGAACCAAGAGCTTGACCGCTGAGTCCTGAGCTGAATGCTTTAACACCGGTAAGACTCTCGGCATCTGTGTTCTGCAGCTGGATCATTTCCATAGCGCTGCGAGGGATCTCAGGGAATGTACCCATGTGGAATGCCTGACGTGGATCAGAGACATTGTTGTTGTACTCGTAGTCAAGACCAAGTTCAAACTTGCGCTTGTTGGTGATGTCCAAAGTACCTTTACGGTAACCGATCTGGCTGTTTGCAGAACGACCCATGATATCGATCATACCGCGGGTAACCGCACCTACAACCTTCTGGTTATCCTCAAGCAGATGTCCGTCCGGCTCACCATAGATAGCCTTGCGTACCGGGAGGTACTGAACCAGGACAAATGGGAGTTTCTGGTCTGGGAAAGGGTTCTCTTCGAGGCGGATCATAGTGTTACCGACATAGGTAGCTACGATCGGTTTGACAATACCGCTGCCATCGATATCCCAGTAACCCCAGTACTCGAAAGCGATCAGCTTTTTACGAGGATTGTCTTTGAATCGGAAGTTGGTAGTACTTGGTGAGTGGTCCGGATCATTCAGAGGGTTGTTGTCATCGGCATTGATGTTATCGAGGTTTTTGTAACGGCCGTCTTTCTGGAGCTCGGAGAACGATGTCTCGAAACTGTATATGATGAACTCGGCTTTGTTGAGATCGCCTTTACAGGTCGGGTCGATGATCACATTGCGGTAGTCGCACACTTCCAAGGTCGGCTGGTTCTTCAGAACATTGGTCTGCTCTACAGTCTCAGTCCCGATTAAGATCTGCTCACCCGTAGCTCCGGCCATATACTTAGGTACTTCGATCTCTTCAATCTCATCCTCGTACTCCCAACCGACACGGACAATGACTGTACCCTCATCTACTGCGGTACGGACATACTCATCAATGAAGTTGACCTTGTCAAGCTTGGTATTGAATTGGTTATTGAGGATCAGGGAGTTCTGCTCAGCAGCAGGTTTGTCTTCGTAGGTGACCGGTTCGACGTTGAACACATCTTCGGTACTGAGGAAAGGCTCACTCAGTGCGGCGTATCTCCACTCAGCCTGTTTCCGGATAAGTTTCGGTACGACACGTGATCTGTTCTTCGGAAGTTTATCGAGACCGGCTTGAACACCATTAAGGTTATCAAGCCAAGTCGATACATTGGTTACATGGGTGTCATGATCACCACGAGCCTCTTCAGCATCTTTTTTGAGATCACTGACAGATGGTTCGTTGGCCCATTCGGTCAACTTGATCTGTGTAAAGTCAAGTTCTTCGTTGTTATCCATCATCACCCTTATGTAGAGGTCGAGTGAGGTTTTAATCAAACCTGTGACTCATTTAACGAATTATAACAGAATTTAACAGAAAAATACAACAGGTTTTGTTAGAACCTGTTGCAAAGTGGAGTTATGCAGCTCTTACGGTAGTAAGTAGTGAGGCGCGGATCTCTTTAGGGTACTCGCTGTAACGGCTTCTGCTATAGCTGCCGCAGTCTTTACAGTGGAATAGGGGGAACTTGGAAACATCTGTGTAGGTGTAACCTTTTTGTTTGAGGTTAGGACTACCACATCTCGAACATACCGGTACATCAGACTCCATCTTGGAACCAAGGTTTGGATGCTCTTTATGCCACGGACGCAGTTTGAGGTACACCTCTTCAAGTGTATGGACATCCTGGATGTTGTAGTCTCTCATCTCTTCCCAGGCTTCCTCGTTACCATCGAGACACTCTTTCCAGAGTTCGAACCCGTTGAACTTAGCGTGGGAACTCTTCGGAGTACACCCGAGGATCTCCGCTATATGCTCAAGGGTGTTTCTCTCGAACTTGAAGTGCTTCTTGGCGACCTTCAGTGTATCGATGACACGATAAGGAGATGGTGGCTTCATACCATTGATGATCGCAGCGGCATTGATCCGGGGGACATCAAATCTCGAGGCGTTGTGAGCCACGACAAAATCAGCCTGATCCAGTAGCTCAATCATCTGCTTGGTTATTGATGAGTCATCTTCCGTGCGGGTCTCGCTGTAGATGATCTCATCCTCACCGAACCATTTGGCAGAGAAACACATGATGTAGCTGTGGTCGATCACCTGGTTATTACCGATGTTCTCTTTCCACATCCGCCAGATGAATGCCTTGGTTGGCGAGGTCTCGATATCGATGATCAGGATCTTCGGTAGATCCCCGGCGACTGCTATCTCTACACCGCTGGCTTGCTTCATGATATAACGAGCCTTCTTTACCGCCCGGCGTATGGAGGCCTCTGAGATCCCCAAAGCTCTGGCTGCGGCTACATTGGTGCCATATTCAATACGTGCTTTAACTTTGTTGTAGTGTTCTTTGTCGACACACCAGTCAAGCAGTTCAGTCATACTTATCCTTTGTCTTTGGTCCGATCGAGCGTTACTCGCCCGCGAACTCTTTGTTGTATTTGGAGACTTGCTCGAAGTAGTAGTCCTCGTGCTTTCTCAACTCTTGATTGATGTCGTAGACCTTCTGCACGTCCTCACCGCAGATACAACCTTTCGATACATCGATCGATGCGTGCTCGACCTTGTCAAGTGTTGCTATCGGGGGTGGAACCACAGACTTGTAGCTACAGCCGGCAAAGCTAAAAAGTATAAGTGCCGTCAGTAATGACTTCATGATCTTTAGCCTCCGCTCTTGCTGCTGCTTCTCTGTTGTCTGCCACGAAGTCCTGGGCCTTGTCTTTGGCCTCATGCTCTTTGACTTCGTGCTCGAGTTTGTCGATCTTCATGCCCCGGTACTTGAACACAGCGGCAAATACAGCGATTGCTATACCTGCGGCCGCCAACAAATAGGCTTTCAACTGGGCAAACATTATTTTGGATTCCATTCAACGTGGATGTGATCCGACTCCAGAACGACATCAAACTCTGAACCAAGAGCAATACGGAGTTCGATAACGATCTCCTGCTTTAGATTCGAGTCCATGTCTCTGGTTCTGAGATCGAATGCCATACCGAGGTAATGGAATGAACCCCTGCCGTGTTTACTGTCGGTCGCACTTGTGACCACACAGTCAATACCGTGCTTTGAGTAGACGCCATCACAGATCATGATCCCCAGAACAGCTTCCGGTTTCAGACCTACGATCTTTACGCCTTCTTTCAACATCACCATCATTTATCCTTTAACGGTTTATCCGTAACTGCTCTGAGTATGTAGGTGATCACTGCGATACCAATGAAGGTATAGCCGTAGTACTCACCCAGACTCTCACGTAGGAGACCGATATTGGCCTCAACTATCCCGACAATCGCTAACAGGTGCCCGAACCAGATGGTCTTAGATCTGAGCCAACCCATTACTTGAACCCCAGGCTTACCATGATCGCACCGATGATGATCGTGATCACCGTCCATGAGATACGTGTGAAGACACCATTGATCTTCGCGATGTCATTGACCCGTTCAACATTCTCTTCATGCAGCTGGGCATTGATCTTCTTCTGCTCATTGTGGCGGTTCTCATATCGCTCCTCCATGACCATCTGCTTTGTCTGTACGTCAGCCAATGTCTTGAGTGCTGTCGAGATACCTCCCAGACTATCTTTGATACCTTTGAGGTCATAGTGGATCAACATCGTAGTGTCCTCCAACTTTTTGACCCGTCCATCGATTTCTTCTTCGGCCATTCGCCCCCCTTGCTTAACTATTTTTCAGCTTATTAAGTTCAACTTTGAACCAAGTTGCTGGAGTAGTTAAGTGTCGGATCATGGCTAGATCACCGGTGCTGCCGGAAGTTCAGCGAGGACTTCTTCTGGGGTCGGGAATGGACGAAGTGCTGCCAGTACATCAGCTTCGATCTGGCCGGCTGTATCCCAGCACGCAGCAGCCCACGCACCCATAGCCTCACACTCAGCGCGGAACACATTGTCATACCCAAGGTACTTACCGATTGCATTGATGTTGTCATAGCGGTAGGACTGGGCGAAGGTGTCAAGTCGATCCTGGATAGCATTGGAGATATCCTGCTGCATCTGTTCTTGGGTCTTCGGTGGGTTGAGATGTAGATCAATCTCTTCGGCTGTCATCTCTACCTTGTCTCCGATCAGATGGTCTTGTGAACCGTCCTCGCTGTAGGCGAAGACTTCAAAGGTTAATAGGTCTTTATAGTATTTCATGTATGCTCCTACCGTAGTTCACGCCAGTAAATAATAGTTGGACTTCCGGCGATAATATTAAGACTGTATGTAGCTCCATCGGGAACAACAATAAACATATTTGGCCTCTCAGCAAACGTACCATAGTTGCCATAACATCGGGATGTTGCAACCTCTGCACCGTTGATTCTAAACCCAACGCCATGCCAGGTTGTAGCCTGCGGGAGATTCGGATTGATACTTACGGCAATTGGTCTACCTGTCGAGTTTGTATAGGTTGTACCCATAGTTCTGGAAGCCGTTACATCCGACCATGTCTGGCCCTCACCGAGACCCAGGTAGCTTGTTGCGCTATCGAAGTCATCGTTACCTCTAACAACCGATGGCATACTACAGTCCCAAATCGATGTGGATCTGCTTCAGCTCTTCGACTGTCTTGCCGTCAGCCATAGCCGGTAGATCTCGGAGTTCTTGCTTCTTGGCAACGATTGCTGCGGTATCCGCTGCAGGACCCTTCTCCATCTCGCGCTGGAACAGAACATCTTGTTCCGCTAAGAGTGGGTCTCTATAGCGTCTGATCCGCTCTTTGGTTATCTCTTGTGCTTTTAATTCATTGATTTGTATCATGCCCTCTCCTTAGTAGATAATTGCTACACTATTTATTGCTTGGTCTTGGTAAGTGTTGTTGTACTCTCTTACATGTAAGTCACAATGCGTTACTTGTATGCTGACGACATTCAGGAAGTTGTTGGTATCCCCCCCACTGAACAGGGCAACATAATTTGTGTCCGGCAGATTTGGATAAAAATTGACCCGATACTGCCCAGTACCTAAGTCAGTAACACTAGAGACATTTATACTTTTGGCTTTTATTGCCAGTGTCCCCGTCCCGTTAAAACTTACCCATGCACGTACTCTATAGTTCTCACTGCCATCCGGGTTCAGCCACGCATTTGCAGTCAGATCACCTACAGTTAAATCACCAGCCATCTATACCAACCCTTTACGGAACCAAGTCTCATCGACAGTCATCTCCCATGCATCCCTGAACATACGGTCAGCAGGTATATCTGAGACATCGATCACTTTGTATTGAGCACCGAGAGGAACACTCTTAACACCCTCCTCGATTGGTACACCTGGTGCTGGGTGGACAACTGCGATGGTTGCCCCACCATCTTGAGTGAATACTATTCTTTGGTTCATTTTATTTCCTTTTATCTAAAAATTGTTACAGATATAGCAGTAGCATCATCTCTACTGTATGATGCACTATTATCAACAGGCATTGCTATCCTAATATGGACATTACTCCTTGACACAAGGTAGGGGGCATGAACCCTGTTAATATCTGTAGCATTGCCGTTTCTTCCTATGCACCATGTATAGTAGGCATCAGCTAATGGGTTTGTAAAATTTATAGTGTAATCACCAGTACCGTTATCAACAACGCTTGATATGTTATACGAACTGGTTACACCTGTTAAATCTCCTGTAGCATTTACTAATGTACCATTAAATGTGACCCAAGCTCTAGCACTGCCATTGACCACATCCGACATAGGTGCTGTGTTGATTCCGTCCGATAAGACCCCAAGTTCCAATACGCCTGTTGCCATCAATTACCTCCTAGTGGATTACCCATCTCGATCCGTCTGGTATGGTGACTGTAACCCCGTCTGCGATCGTGATCGGTCCTGTTGAATATGCGCTTCTACCCTCTGTGATCGTGTAGTCACTTGTGATGACCTGGTCGTTCTCGTAGAAGACATGATCACTACCGCCCCCTCGTGGCCCATAGAGTTCATCCTCTTTATCCAATGATGTTGGGTTACCGCACTTGATCTTTGGATCCCGGATAGCCACGGTCATGAGTGTGTCGTAGCAAGAGACATAGAACTGGATCAGGTCACCCGGGGATATCCCTAGAGTGAATGAGAAAGGTTCATAGTTGGTATCAGTGCCGGTAGTGATGAATATCTTGGAAGCGTATACACCGTTCAGATACATCTTCACATCACCATTACTTCCAATTTCACTTGTCCGGATCTCACCCGTGATCGTGACATTCCCGCCACGAAGACCGTTTCGGATGGAACAGACTTCTACAGGTGTCTGCGAAGCTGTCTCGAATGTACCAATGATCTGTCCCTCTACATACGAACCAGTGACATACGCCTCGAGTCCTGCACCTACAGCAACAGCACTGTCTACATACCCCTTGTTTGCAGCTTCGGTGCTGCCTGTGGGTGTGGGAACCACCGGGCTTGTGCTGAAGGTCTTTATCCCCGTGATTGTCTGCGCCAGACCATCAGTTGTCCTGACGTAGTCACTAGGGAGTTTTCCGCCGAGGGTGGCAGCATTGAGACTGACCATTTGGCCTTCGGTAATGATCTTATTTGTAGGTGACGCCGGTGTTACCGTAAGCTCCGTTCCGAGGTACGCTATCTCATTACCACCAGCAGTGGCGCCATCACCGATGAATACCTTATTGGTATCCGTGGTTATTTGGATCTCACCTGACTTAGGTGTGACATTGGTACGATTTGCTGCTGTACCTCTGAGAGGCCTGACTGCGTTAGCCATTAATAGGTGCCCCCATCAATATCAGAGCTGGTAGTAAGTCCATCGGTTATTCCATACCCAGCTACCGTTGTTGGTTTCGATGCTATATCCGCAAAGGCATGAATGTGGTCACCACGGGCCATATTGCTATTTCCTGTACCGAAAGCCAGGGTACCCTCCGTCCATACAGGAAAGTTCTTAACGTACATGTCTGTAACCGTTGCATTGGATGATATTGACTTCGACCCCTTATAGGCGATATGCTGATGCTCAAGAGTACCACTTGCCGCTAGATCAGCAACAGTCACAGTGTCACTTGATAGGCTTTCAACATCCACAGTAAGTGTTAGGGTCTCGGCAGACTGCACAAGAGCCTGCACATAGTATGTGCTAACACCATCGTACAGGACTTTGAACGTAACCCTATTAGTGTTCCCGTTTGTAGCTTCTACATGTATCCAGTCGCTGATATCACTTACATGGATCTCCGCTGTAGTAGTGACGGCGCTTGTTGATCCGGTTCCTGCAAGGGATATCCTCACAGATGATGCGATATGACTTGATACTACCTTACATATTGTCGTCCAACTGACCGTATTGAATCCGGATATACTCGCTGTGTTCTTTCGTGTGTAGTTCCCATCGAGGCCATCAAGCTTTGTCTTGTCTGATGACGACATAAATCCATTTGAGGATACTGTAGCTGTTCCGTGTGCTGCTCCTGCGGATCCTACGTGGCTCAATGGTGCACCATCTGTTATCCCGTACCCGGATAGTGTGGTAGGCAGCCCTGTAAAGTTCAACCATGACAGATAATAGGAAGGGGCATTAGTTCCCAGCGTGGCAGCGTCTACACCCAGTGCATCAATGTCCCCTTTGGTCTGATCTGCTGTGGCTCCCGCCTCTATCCCGTCAAGTTTGCTCTTATCACCTGATGACATAAAACCGTGAACAGTTGGGGTGGCTGTAGCGTGTGAGGCCCCGCCAGTACCTATGTGCGAGGATGGGGTAGCATCCGTGATACCGTAATCATTAAGTGTTGATGCAACTGTCTTTATCGATGTGAGAATAGCAGTGGCAGACTGAGCGTTGAGGTATACGTCCTCATCCATTATCTTTTCGAACGTGGACGTTGATCCAGATCCGTCTGTGATCGCAGTGACCTTATAAATAGCCCACTTTGTATCCCCATCATCCGCTACGAATACATTGTCACCTACAGTGAGATCTGTCAATGCTGACCTGGCGGTGAGATCTGCAACAGAGTAGTTGGTTCCCAGAGCGAGCTGTGCATTGTTAATAGCTGTATCGATCTCAGTCTTGGTGTAGGCATCGGTGATACCGAACCCCGCAACCGTGGAGGGTTTGTTGTAGACGTTCGCCCAGTCTGCCGAAGCAGTCGTATTAACGGATACCGAGCCATCAGCCTGGAACGTACTTGATCCAGTGACATCACCTGTAAGTGTTACGCTGTCCCCGGTCTGCACCATGTTTGTCTCGATCGTATCTACACGACCTTCTACTTCATCGATCGCACCCTGTACGTCTGTCGCGGTGAGACCGCTGGCAGTGTTATCGAAAGATGTCCCCGAAGCTACCCCGGCCGTAGCCACAAGGTTATCTACATAGGCCTTGTCCGGGAAGACAAGGTTACCTGCCCCGGTACCGACAAAGAGGAACTTATCGAAGATATTGGCAGCAATCTCCCCCGTTACGAGTGTTGGTTCACCGGTTGTCGATGTTCTGTGTTTTATAACAATCTGATTTGCCATTAAAAGTTACCTCCAAATATTGTTTTCTCCTGTTCAAGCTCAAGAGCTTGCTGAATAGTGACCTCACCACTACTCGACCCGTCACTCATTGTGTAAGGGGTCAATGAACTTTGAGCACCTACCGCGTCTATCGCCGCCTGCGTAGCTATACTGATCGGCTTGTTCAGATCGCTCGTGTTGTCAACCTGATCCAGACCGATATCAGCCTTCGTTAGAGCCAAGAGGACAAGAAGCTCATCCCTGGTCATATCAGCAGTAGCGCCCTCCTCTATCTCGTCAAGCTTGATCCGGTCTGCGTCCGTAAAGTTGTTGATTGCGAGCAGGGCATCGGAGTTTCTTGCGAGGCGTAGGAGTTCATCAAAGACCGAAGGGTCGATCATAGTCCGGAGCAGAGCGTCCGGTGACTGGAGGGTATTAGCTCTTTTCATTAACAGAATCCACGAATACTGAACTTATCGTCCGGTGTAACATCCTCCTGCAGCAGTCCAAATCTCTCAAGATCATTACACGCAGCCTCAAACCGCTGGTAATGGACATTGTTTTCAGTCTGTAGGGTTCCATCAATGGCCGAGTGTGCCATGAACCCCATGTACTCAAGAATGGGGTAAAGCATCTGTGGTGGTACAGGTACAGTGTCCTCAGGAAGTGCAACCGGTTCCGGAGTACTGAGATAAAGGAGAGAGATGGTTAGATTGTCATCGGCCCAAGGGACCTGCAAGGTAGTGTGGCTCGGGGTAAATACCCCTCCTTCAGCTTTCTCGTCATTCAAAGGGATCTCATCACCGGCCTCGTCATAGACAGCCAGGACTTTAATGGATTCTGCCGGCAGAGCGTAGAGCATCTGTCCGTTGACCAGGTTGATCACCTGCTCTTCTGTACGGAGCTGGTACCGTTGGTTCAGGGCCTCTACAGCAAGATTGATATAGTCAATCAGGGTGTTATCATTGTCCTTAACAGCTAATTGGTTAAGAACACTGGACTTGGCGTATCTGATAACGTCTGCTACTGTCACATCCCCTCCTTATGCCCTACGGTGTTTCAATATCGTATGATAACATAATTTAACAGAAAATAACAGGATGCTTAGACTATATATGAGGCGTAGGCTCCCACCTCCTCATCAAGGTCGTCTTCCCACATCGTGTTGTTCTCGTTACGGTAGACCGCTTCTTCGCTAGGTTTCCACGGGTTGAGGGATGCCAGCATACTGATCGTATCGATCGCATCATCATGCTTACTCTTGAACCCGCCGGCCGAGGCCAGACGCAGTTCGGCCCACATCTCTGTAAGAGCCGCGTTGTTAACATCGTTTGGCAACCAGATCTTCTTGGCCTTGAACCAAGGGACAACAACATTGAAGCGCACCATCTTATTGGTGTTCGGCCGGATCCCCGGATTCGAGCTGTTGTTCTCACTTGCCAGAGAGAAGTAGATATTACGGTTGATCATCTCGTTCTGGATCCATTGAATGAAACCGCCCTGCTGCCCTGTGACCTCGATGCCGACCGCCTGAGGATCATACTCTTGAACCAAACGGAATAGGTCATCGATGTTCTTGTCCATCAGCTGCCGTTTACAGATGCCGTCCACCCATAGCCAATCGCCGTTGTTGTTGTAGGCCCACACACTGATCACCGAGTAGTCGGCACTGGTCTTCTCACTGGTCGCAAAGTCGGTCGTGATGTAGAAGTTGTAGCGCCCCTTGTTCCGCATGGCGAGCGCCCGGCTATACTCCGGGATATCCGTATCAAGGATCAGACGATCCTCATCAGACATGATCCGCAGCATAAGCTCCTGGTTGAAGGTATCGACCTTCCCGGCCTTGACCGCCTTGTCGTACTGGGCCTTGACAAAGTCATAGGTGAAACGGTCTTCCCAGGATCCGCGGAAATCTTCACGGCTGCAGGGGAACTGCTCACACACTGGGTAGACATTGACATACCAGGCGCCGGACTCGATAGCTTTGTAGAGAGGGTCCCTCGAGTTGAACGGAGTACCCGACCAGATGATCTTTCTTCTTGTAGGGTGTAGCGCATAGTCGATCGCTTTATAGACAGTATCCTCGATACTTGCGATGACTGTAGCTGATCTTGCATCCTCATCCGAGATCAAGTCATCAAGTACGGCCAGAAACGGACGTTTACCCATCTCCTTGGCCCCACGCACGCCGGTCTTCGCACCGTACCCCTTTACGATCAATGTCTTACCATCGATGTTGGTAAACTCCCAACGGACATCGGTGAAACGGATCTTCGGAACATAGTGGCGGAGGAACTCACTGTTCTCCCAGCGGTACTCCAAGTTCTTACGCATATTCTTGACACCATTCTCGATGGAGTCAGAGACATAGATCGCCAGCGGCACCTCGCCAAACCCTGGCAGCGAACCGTAGACAGCAAGGTACAAGAATAGGTACTCGCCCATGATCGTGGTCTTGGCCCCGCCCCGGTGTACCATGTTACATATATTCTGGCGCGGCCCGGCCACCTGGTCAAGCATCTTATAGTGCAGTACCGGAGTCTTGTTCTCCTCGCCCTCCGATCCGTTCACCAGTTTGATGAAGTTGACAAACTCCAGGGCAAAGTCGGAGGGGATATAGGTATCATCTTCATTGTCGTAGATGACCTCGTTCAGCCAATCCTCAACCGTCTTCTTTAACGGTTCACTCACGGGCGGCCTTATGCGGGATCACTTCCCCATTCAGAAACAGGGCATTATCATAGTCTGTCTTGGTCGGATGGAACATCCAGAAGAGCGCTTTGGCATCCTCCGGGGTAATTTCACGCTTAGTTGTGAACTCCGCCTTCACCGGCCGGAGCATACTCTTTGGATGTCTGCGCACTGATCGCCATATCTTGATGAGCGCCACAACCTCTTTGACAACACTGGTTCCATCGGGATAAGTGATCTTTACAACCTCTTCCATCACACACCCCTCACCACATGCGACTGCAGCACGCGCTCGTGCCAGTTGATCTCCTCTTGCGGAGCATCCTCCCGGACGGGCTCTACCCAGCTGAACTTGTAGTGGTGTTTCTTGGTCCCCGGCGCGATCAGCACCTCGGTCCCATCAATATTCGGGTTATCGCTGATCACGATACAGCTGTACTTATGTGCTTTTTGCATACTCACTCTCCTTCCCCGATCTCGACATCTATGACATCGGGTTTAATGATTTGACTGTGGGCGATCTCTACAGGCTTCATGGCTCCGGACTGCATTGCCATTCTCTGCTGCGCTACCAGCTCCATCGTAGTTCTGCGGAGTTCATCGATACTCTTATCCTCTTTGACATTGATATCCATCTGAACCTTGGCAGTCTCAGGCATCTTCAGTGCAGTCATAAGAGAGTTGGCAGCATCGGACCGCACCTTCTCACTCCTGGCAGTCATCATCAGATCGGCCTGGACATTCAGGGCCCGCTGATACAGATCGGCATTGAGCACATAACTCGGAACAAGTGTCTGTTCCATGATCTTGTTTACCAGCTTGTTCTTGTTGTAGGCAGTGGAGTAGGCGCTTATGGTCTTACCATCGGCCCCTTCATCGACCAGTCGCTTGAACCGATCGGGAAAGGTCTTCTGATAAGCCTCACTGTTCGTGGCTCCAAGAAGCTTGTAGCTCACATACTTGACGGCGTTGATGTAGTCTTCGACCTTATACTTGCCATCCTGGAGTACTCCGGTATAGCTGAGGAGGTTATCTCTGAAACTCTCTCTGAGCATTGGATCGGTCGTAATATCATTTACGCGCTTCACCATCTCCTCGGTTACAGAGTTCTTGAGGGATTTGGGTACAGCTTGTTTCAGCATGTCTATCGTGAGGGCCATTGAGGATGTCCTTTGTTCGTACTGTTTCCGAAATTATAACATTATTTAACAGCATTTAACAGGACGTGAACCAAACAGCAAAGAACCTACCGCTCGCCTTTGCCTTCCGTGACTGGCGTTCGCAGGCTCACTTGTCACACGGCACGGCTCACTAGATCAAGACATAAAATGGGATAGGAATGGGGAAAGGGATGGATGCGTCTCCAGGGATCGAACCTGGGAATGACTGGACCAAAACCAGCTGCCTTACCACTTGGCTAAGACGCAGTATTAAGCAGTTATTTCCGGTAACTTTCAGGGCACTCATAGATTTGTTGGATATGCCCACGGTCACCGATAACATAATAAGTTGTTTCAGCACATTCTGTTTTAAGGTGCTTATGCCTCTTGGTCATCTTATTTGCACCAATGGCAATCAGTGATCCGCCGACGATAATAGCAATTCCGAGGGATACCCACGCAGTTACAGAAGGTTTCATCTATTTTCTTTTTGTTTAAATGGCTGCACTGGGAGGGGTCGAACCTCCGACCATCTCCTTAACAGGGAGCTGCTCTGCCTCTGAGCTACAGCGCAATCGGATGTTTCATCAACGCTGGAAATCCCGCGATCTAATAGCGGGCAACAGCAGGAGCGAAACTTAACATGATGAAATTATATCACAGAAAATAACGGTTAAGGTTCGGGTAAGTCAACTTTTTGGAAAAAATGAAAAATACCTATGAGAGCAGTATACTCCCAGATCTCACTACGTTCGACGGATACCCCCCCGGTAGCTTCTCATAACGTCCCTTTTTAGCCCTCGTTTCTCTCAGTGGTACTTTGACCTTCGTGAGCTGTGATCGTGCGTTCTACATACCTCTACGTTCTTTATAGAGCTGGATATCTGTCGACAGTTATCACATTACTCAAGGAGACCACAATGGGTCCATTCAAATTCTTATCACTTATCTTCGGCTCTTCAGCCAAAGCAATTACTGCATCACTCGGTGCTATTGAGACTACGGCTAATGTCGTAAACCTATGGGCTGATACAGCACATCAGGCATCAGAGGTAGCATCAGTACAACTCATCGATGAGATGAAGTTCGAGAACTCTCTTCGTAACGAGGAGCTCAAAGCACGTATGGCTAAGCATACAGCAGGAGAAGCATCATGAACTACATCATACTAGCGGACGGTACAGTCCAACCACTCAACGCTCAAGAAGCGCAGGCTTACAACCGTGAGCTAAACAAATAAACAAAGGAGGCTATCATGCCTGATTTCATCACAACAGAGACTCTACAACTAGGAGCTATCTGTATCGGGCTGATACTAAGCCCTAAAATCCTGAAGGCTATCTTCTAATGGTCATCAAGTACTTCAATGGGACTACGTTCCATACCATCCGAACCAGTTGCAGTAATACTGCCAACCTCATTCATCTGCTCTATCTACTACGTTATGTGGTCACAGCAGTCAAGACAGCATAAGCTGTCATTTTATTTTTTTCTAAGTATATGCTCTTATAATTCCACTTGGGGATATATATATTATACATATACAGTGCACATCCGTGCACTGATAATGAAGATACTTATATTACACTACACCTACACTTATAGATAGGAAATACATAAGAGGGGAGACCTCTTTATTTTTCTATTTTTCTTTTTAGTGATGGGTGAGTGCAATGCATCTCATTACATAACTTTAAGGACATCCTCATGACCGAAGCACTGAATAACAACAATCAGGCAAACCAAACTCCGAAACCGAAAGATGACGCGAAAGGTTTCTCTCTCTCCATCGGTGATACTTATCTTGGATATGTCATCATCAACAAACGTCTTCCAAAAGCTGTTCAAGAACGTATCACTCCAGAGGCACTTGCAAAAATGCTGAAAGATGTTACTGTTGAAGAATTCGGTTCTCGTGAAATCGATACAACCGGTCTTGACCAATATCTAAAGACAGCCTAAAGACTATCGGGTTTATCCCGATACTCCCTTATTTTTTTCCTTCCCAACGCAAATTCTCTTAACTCCGATCTGCTCAGGATTCTTTTTAGTAGTGAGTAGGTCACCCTACAATTAGTCTATGACTCAGAGCGATGTACGGACGTGGTACATTGATGACGTGTCTCACAGTCATTCAGACTTCTCATTCAATCTCTCGTTGAGCTTCTCGATAGTCTTATCGAGTGCTTCATAACATAACTCTCGGGCAGTGTTCATAAAGAACAATCTATCATCCGGTCTCTGCAGTGACATCAGTTTAAATGATGTTCTCTCGGTGACTTGGTAGTACTGGTAGATCGCTCGAGTTAATATCTCGGCCTTCGATAGGCCAAGCCATTCATGCAGGTCCTGTCACTGCTCAGTGGTCTCTTCGGAGACCTTGGCAGAGAGTGGTATCTTCTTTTTGTGTTTCATAGGATGTCCTTTTTTTGGATGTGCTATTGTAACAAATTCGGACAAATAGTTCCGGTATGTCTATGCATGTATTAACTTACCCTATGCCAATGAACTATGATACAACCTCGAAAAGGACATCCTCATGTATCAAACTCAATTAACAGTCGAAGAGACTTACAGTAAAAAGAATATCCCAGTGTGGATTAAACAGGACATCGGAGACCTTAACGGTAACCCGAACTATCAGCAATGTGTAGTTGCAGTGCGTGAGTACCTTGGTAAGGAGTATTTCAAATCCAAGGATGAGCGTATCGCCAAGATATCTATGGAACCAGAAGAGATAGCTGTTGAGCTGTTCTATTCGGTCCTCAGTACGTTAGACAGTGTCACGCCTATCCAGGCGGTAGCCACGATGTTAGGTCACCGTATCGGTCTCGAGCAACTTGATGCAGTCAAGTGTGGTGCAGAGATACTTGCAGTGTGCAAGGATGCCGGAGTGTATGAGATACTTCATGCCTTCAGTCCGGAGCACGACCATGATACGGCAGTCATCAAACCATTCTTCAAACTCGAAGATGAGACTCTTCAGAAAATCCACATGGCTATGTACCTGCCACCGATGACGTGTGAACCACGTCCTTGGACAGACAACAGACATGGGGGACTACTTCTCGAAGACAGCTCAGCCATCCTCGGCGAGCAGAACTACCACGGTATGAAACAGAGTCTTGATGTGTTGAACAAACTCCAAAGCATTGCTTGGGAACTCAATACATGTATGCTCGCGGAGAAGGAACTTCCCAAGGAGACTGGAGACATCACGGATCCTGTCGAACTGCGTAAAATCGAACAGCACAATGCGCGGTGTGCTCAATCAGACCGTGTATACCAGTATGAACTGGACAATGAGAACCAGTTCTATTTCGTGTGGAAGTTCGACAAGCGCGGGCGCCAGTACTCACAGGGCTATGATATCAACCTTCAGGGCTCGGAGTACAAGAAGGCAATCCTACAGTTTGCCAAAGCAGAGATACTTACAGGGGTAGCATAGCATGATGACCATCATATTGTCTCTCATCAACAAATATGTTGATGGTAATCCAATGGATGATTTGACCAAGCTGTTCGGATTTATGTTCGACATCTATAGTCTCATCGTAGTTGCTTATATCTTTAGCTAACCCGAACCAACAAAAGAAAGAGGTCACCACCTATGTCAGCAATACCAAAACCTATCTCATTCGCGGAGCGCTTCACAGGCTTCGACATGTTGAAAATCGATATGGCCAATACCTACGGCCTTGACAAAGAGTTGTTCGAAACCCGCATCCAGTGGGTAAACCAGAACCAAACAGATATCCTGAACAATCTTGATGAGTGGGCATCTCAGGCTGAAGAGCCTTTGATGTTCCGCAAGGCCTGCTATGCCTTTGCCGATGCGGTAGACGGTAAGCCTATCAACCACAACATGTTCATGGATGCCACTGCAAGTGGGCTACAAATCATGGCCGCACTCTCAGGGTGTAAGAAGACAGCCGAAGCTGTAAACCTTATCAACAACGGCCAGCGTAATGACGCCTATACAGCCGTATCGGACGCACTTATCGCTAAAGCCGGCGAGAACCCTATGTTCACCCGTAGCTACATCAAAAAGCCTATCATGACTCACTACTATAACTCTAAGGCCAAGCCTAAAGAGCTACTTGGTGAGGATACGATGGAGCTTAACATGTTCTACGAGATTCTCATGGAGAAGTTCACGGGTGCAGAGGCTGTCATGCAGGTCATCAACAATGCTTGGGACCCGTTCGCATACTTCCACCAGTGGACATTGCCAGACGGTCACGTGGCAAAGGTAAACGTAGTCGACCAAGTCGATGCACGTATTGAAGTGGATGAACTCAATCACATGCAGTTCACATACCGCTTCTACCCGAACCAACCAAGTGACCGTAAAACATCCTTGGCGCCCAACATCATCCACAGCATTGACGGGTATGTCGCACGTGAGATTATCAGACGTGCAGACTTTGAAGTAGCACATATCCATGATGCCTTCACATGCCATCCGAACCACATGCCAAAGGTGATGGACTTCTACCGTGACATCTTGGCTGAAATTGCAGAGAGCAACCTGCTCAGCGATATCATCAGCGAGATTACCGGTACAGATGTTCAGTTGAAGAAGTTCAGTTATGACCTTGCGGAGGACATCCGTAAGAGTGAATACATGTTATCATAAGGAGAACCAATGCAGTTATTCGCGGTACTACGATTTGTCAATGAGTACGACCAACAGGGCGGTTACATCGTAGGTGTCTACGACACCCGAGAGGCCGCAGTAGCCTCCATCGATCATGAAGGCCGAACAGCTTGGGAATACGAGTGGTTCGGCATCCAAGAGATGGAACTTAACAAAGATTATCAGAATGATGATGATTATGCACACCTACACGGCGACTAACGCCCACATCCGTGGGTTTAAATGCAGGACAAGATAGCACCCAAAAGAGGGTGTGAGGCTTGTCCACGATTTTTTTTCTAGGAGGTGCCCTATGAAATCAGGTTTCGGTAGCAGTCCAGCGGACTGTTAAATAACCTCTGGGCGCATCCGCGCCCTTAAATGCAACAGGGAATAAACAACCTGTTCACCACAATTTCTCCTCAGAACTCTCCAAATTTTCTCCTCACCCGAGCCTTTGGCTTGGGCCTTCTTGCGAATGCTAGATAGTAGCCATCTCGAGAGAGTCTAAACAAAGGATTTGAATGCTGATCTACCGTGTCGAACATAGGACAGATGGATATGGTCCTTATGCCGATAAAGTTGCGCTCTTCAATCATGCAGACGCCGAACACCCAACTTTCGGGGAAGACTTCGAAGATATCTTGGAGAGTGCCGATGCTTACCGCTATTTCTTTGGATTCAAGAGCAAGAGACAGCTGCGCGCCTGGTTTAGCAAACAAGAGCGCGTTATTCTCCGTGAGAACGACTATGTTGTACGGGTTTACTCAGTTAACCCCAAGTATGTGCATAAGTCGGAGAAACAACTCATCTTTATGATGGGGTACGCAAAAGCACTGTGGCAGATCAAGATCACTGAAAGGGGATCTCTGTCACTTATATGTGGCCTGTAAGGTCGCTATGAGCCTGACTGGTGACCCAGGTTCATAGAGGTCTTACCAGCCTTTGAGGTCTTCGGACCAACACCCTTCCTTGAGGATAGATAGGACGTTTTAGTTATTGGTAAGGTACCTCTATTGAACGATATCAAATGAACCAAGCCCGGTCGGTTACCGGGAGTATGTATATGCCCGTAGAGTATAGTAGGACGGCTCAACAATCCCAGTGGTAGCTTAATACGTGAAAGATGTTGATCAATCTGAATCGGAACGGTATTGCCACGTTTGCGTTGTTGTCGTAGAGAGCATCCCTTGGAATAGGGGCAGCGTAGCTCTTCCGAAGAGGCTCGACAATCCTATCGACCACGCTACCGATAGGCACGAGGTTCAAACCCTTGTGCGGGCGCCATAAGGTTCCAGTGAGCACATCTAGCAGCCAAATGTCGTACATGTATGAAGCTGCTTAACTGGACTTGCTATGTACGATAGCAAGGTGTATCCGCCACAGGTGCGGTGTGTTCCTTGGAGCCTTACCAACTCCTTAGTCTGGCAACTCGATAGGCAGTTGTGGTCAACCATGCGTCCGAGACATGGGTAATGGTGGTAACTATTAATCCACCCGTTTTTAAAACCGATAGATCGAGATAGTTGTGGACGTAGCCAACGGGCAAAGACAACTACGAATCTAGCCCTCTGAATGGTAAAGGAGGGAGAACTCTTCTGGTTCCTGCCGGTTTAATGCACCGCTTGTATCAGGGAGGGGAAACCCACTTGAACCTAATGCAGATGACCAATCTGTTTCGATGCAAGTCAATACCGCAGGTCGGAATCAACCCGGTGTGTGAGGATCCACGCTGATCACTCCGGGGTTAAACAAACCCAACACCCAAGGAAAAAAATGGGAACATTTATTTTTGGTCTTATCGTTATTGCTTTAGCGGTATTTGTTATCCCACTGATTTCTTTTATCAGTGAAGCATACAAAAAGACATTCAAAATAATCGGTATCTCAATCGGTGCACTGTTTATGATCACTTCGATCGTGTTCATTGCCGATTCAGATAAGAACTACGTTGTGCAGTACCCTACAGGGCATTTATCTGTTATCACCGACCCAGGTATTAAGTTAAGCGCTCTCGGTAATGTGTATGAATATGACAAAGTCGTAGCCGTGTCTACTCCTATGTTCACTGGCGAACGTGCGGGACAAGATGGCGGTAACGAAGAGCGGGTATCAACTGCTGATCATATCGCATCTCCGACTATCCGCTTCTCTGATGCAGCGAAAGCAGACTTCTACGGTATCGCCCGTGTGGAACTGCCTACAAGTCGTGACGGGATGCTGAAGATCCATAAAGAGTTCGGATCGGATGAAGCTCTTGTCAACAACCTGCTCAAGTCTACTTTCTACTCTGCAGCCATCAACTCAGCTCGTCTGATGTCGATCCAAGAGTACATCACTAAACGTGGTTCAGACTTCGATGAATACTTCTCTGACCAGTTCATGAACGGTCTGTATAAGACTCAAGTGACACAGGAAGTTCAAAACAGCACTGGTGCACGCCAGGGCAACAAGATGGTAGTCGATGGTGAGATCATTAACCGTGATGGATCCAAGACAGAGCAATCTGATCAGATCAATGAAGTTGTCAAACTTGTTATGGATAAGAACGGCCAACCGGTGCGTCAAGGTCTTGATGATATCGAGAACTACAACCTGAAAGTCGTTACTGCCCGCGTCACATACGTGAACCCAGAAGAAAAGGTCCGTACCCTGATCGGTAAACAACGTGATGCGGAAGCAGCTGCTGCACTTGCAGAGAACGATCGCCGTAAATCCCTATTGGAAGCTGAAGCTGCCAAGGCAAACGGTCAAAAACTCGTAGCCGAGGCTGAAGCTAAGCAACTTGTGAACCAGATCAAAGAGACAACGATCGCTGAGACTGAAAAGAAAAAGCAAACCATCGAAGCCCAGAAGAACCTCGAAGTTGCAAAACTAGAGAAGAAAGCTGAGCAGGAACGCTATGAGCGCTCTCTTATCGAAGCCAAGAAAATCAAAGCCCTTGCTGATGCTCAGGCACACAAAAAACGTGTGATCCTGCAGGCGGACAACGCCCTGCAGCAAAAGCTTGATACATGGCTCCAGGCTGAGAAATACCGTGCCGATGCTATGGCTAAAATCAATGTACCTGCTACCGTTATCGGCGGTGGGGACAAGGGTTCAGTCGGCGGAGGTGCATCTTATGCCAACACTATGCTCACTATGATGGGCCTCAAGGCTGCCAAAGACCTTGATCTTGACCTATCAGTCAAGAAGTAGAGAGGATCCCCTCTCTGCTCTGGAAAATACACAATCAATCTTATATTGCATAGTTATCTCATTGGAGGTAAGTATGCAGTCCTAACTTTGAGTGGTTAACTAGGACTCCGATTAAGCTCGGCCAGTAGGGGTGGATCAGCCTCGAAATGTAAAATTCATTAATACTCCAAACCCACTGTACCGGGCATGGTACAGACAACAATACGAATCGTATGAGACTTGGAACTACAAGAGACGCCCCAAGCGGCACGGTAGAAATTGGGAACCAAGTCTTAGTATGCACCATAAGCTGTATGGACAGCGGCTCAAAAAAGTCAACATCGGGGTTATGACTTATCCCGTTAGGGCGTCACCGGTTCGAGTCCGGGATGGTGAACATAGGCCCTGAAGTGGTTCTCACTGAAGAGATAGGGGCCTTCAAAATCTTTGCGTAGCTCAACTGGTAGAGCACCGGATTCCAAATCCGAAGGTTGGTGGTTCGAGTCCACCCGCATTGGCCACCACAAATATGGTCTACGACCACCATCAACAAAAGGGAAATCATGAATCTGAAACAGTATGAAAAATACGCAGCGGCTATGGGCTACAAGGTAGTCAAACCACACTTTAAAAATGCTGGTACGTTGGATAAACCTATCATTGCATCGGTAGGTACTTGGGTCCGTTCAGAACCAAAGAACAAAGTAGGCCGCGGAGCACGTAAACGTGCAGCTAAAAGAGCACTGGCAGCGTAAAGCTGTCAAACCAAACCAAAATTAAAAGAGGGTATCTATGAAAAAATTCTTTGTAAGTGGAAACACTGTAAAGATCGGTAATATTGATGAAAGTACAGTACTGGACAGATTGCCGGCAAAGGTATATACAGTCGGCGTGAACATGTTTGGCATGTACCTTACAGCGGTCAAAGACCGTTTCGAAACGCCAAAAGAGCTGTATGGTTCAATCAACCGTAGAGCTGAAAAAGTGATCAGCACATACGAATCTCGTGAGAACTCAACAGGGATCCTTCTTACTGGGACCAAAGGTTCGGGTAAGACAATGCTGAGCACTGTCATCGCTAACCGTATGATCGACCAAGGGCTTCCCGTAATCACTATCAATGAATCATTCAATGGTGATGATTTCACAAGCTTCATCGACTCTATCGGTGAGTGTGTACTTATCTTCGATGAGTTCGGTAAAACTTACCAGATCACCGATGAAGATGATCAGCAGAACGGTCTTCTGACTATGTTCGATGGTCTCAGCAAGCAGAAACGCCTGGTGATCCTGACAGAGAACAAGGAGCACATGATCAACGACTATATGCTCAAGCGTCCAGGCCGTATCTTCTATCACTTCCGTTATGACAAGCTTGACAGCGAGACTACACGTGAGTACTGTGAAAGTGTCGGTGTTGACGCGGATACAACTGCTGCCATCGTCAAAATGAGCTCCGGTATGCTCACCTTCAGCTTTGATATCCTCAAAGCAATCGTAGATGAATACATGCGCTATGGGGGAGATGTCGAAGAACTCGCTGAAGACCTGAACATCGGCTTCATCCGCGAGTCTGAAGAGAAGATCCTGATCAGTGCCCTTATCGATAAAGAGACCGGTGAACACATGGATATCACAGAAAATGTGATCCACAAACCAAGTCATCGCCGCAACCTCTATATCAATTATGCCCAAAAAGATGAGGCAGGTACAGAGTACAAAGATATTACAGGCTTCGGTATGAGCCAGATCAAGTTCAGTGATGATCAACGTATTGTCTATGACAACGGTGATTACATCCTGGTCTGTGAGCCGATGGAAACAGTCTATACTGACTACGCTCAATACGCGGCATAATCATGGCTGATTTTAAAATCTATACCCCTAAAGAGGCCTATGAGCTTCTTGTATCGGGTGACGGTAACGTAGAGTTTGACTGGTGTGTCAAATTGCTGTATGACAAAAATGAAAATACAGCCAACTGGGACAAAGTTCCGGATGATATCGACATTTCAAAAATCTCTAACAAAATAATCTTCCGTATTCACCAGCCAAAAGGTGCCCCAACAGCTAAATCAAGAATCTTCACCCCTATTGAGGCTTACGTCTACAAACTCCATGAAAATGCCGGTGCGGAATTTGAATGGACTATGGACTACGGACTTGAGGCAGGCAACCCGGAATGGGAATTCGTACACCCAGAAACGGATGTCCGCGGATTCACCTCAGGGGTACGATTGCGCCTTAAACCTGAACCAACACCACCAGAATCGCTCTGCGAAGAGCCAACCGTAGTACAGACCAACCTGTGCCAAGAAATCGAAATCCCAAAACAGGAAACACCAATGTCACTAACAAAATCATCAGTAGAGATCCGTATCGACGGTAAAGTCGTAACATCATCAAAGCCACAGCGTGAAAAAACAGATCTTGAGGTAACTAAAAATTACCGTGGACTCGTATTCAACGCGGATGGTTCTTTCTTCGACACCCTCGAATTCAAATCTGAAAAACAAGCACACGAGGCTATGAAACAGCCGGTACATCTCGGCAAGACAATGCGCCTCTTCAAGTGCACAGCTGAGCTTAAAACAGATATCCCGGTCATCTCAAAACCGATGTAATCATGGTAGCTTCGGCTACCTCCGAGCTTTTCATAGGGTGCATTGAATGGTGCGAGACCATTATTTGGGGGAAGACCTCTTTAGCATACAGAGCAAATGCGCTCTATGAAAAACTCTAAAGGAGACGGCATGGATGAAGTGGACAAAGTCAAAATAGATTTCGAAGCTATGTCTGAAAAAGTCATAGAGGACATGAAGAACATAGCAGCTGACGGCAGCGTAGAGTCTGCAGAGCGTGCCTTAGAGTTCGCCAGAGAATCAATGAAGCAGATCGTAAATGGCTTTACTGCTGAACTGATCGACATTAAAAAGAGGAGATCTCAAGATGGACACACTTGATGACAGAAAGTACGATCGCCAGATGTGCGATGCCAACTCCTCATTTTACGAGGGTGAGCTCGAAGGAGCTACAGGGATCTTTGAAGCCCTAGAAAAACTACAACGACTATGCCATCTATGTGGCCGAGACTTCGATGAAGAACTCGAGCATATCAAAGACATGCTGCCACCACCACCCTGGCAGAAAGGAAGAACATGAAGATCAACTATGATACCCGCTGGGCGCGTATTGCCCGCAGAGCGGCAAAGATTTTTGCCCTCAAGCACCCATCCGGGTGTTAACATGGACTGGATATATCTAATTGCAGCACTCTTTCTTGCTGCCGCGGTATGGTCTGCAGTCACCGAAGAAGACAGCTATAAAGATAAACAATAGGTGGATACATGGAACTCGTAGAATCAAATGAATACCGCGTACTAAAAATGTGCAGTAACTGCCCCTTCAGAGATAATGGTAAAGCCATGCATCTCAAGGAAGGGAGAGTAGACCAGCTCAAAGAGATGCTCCGATCAGATTCGATGAACTCATTCAACTGCCATAAAACAGTGTATGACCTCGATACTGACATGAATACCTCTGGCTCGAACCAAGCACTAAAGATGTGCGCCGGAGCCTACGAGTACCTCAAATCAATCAATCAACCAAATATACAGATGTCCCTGGCGGAAGCCTGGGGGATAGAAAAGGATTAACATGTCTGAATCAATCTCAATGGATAAGGAGTACCGTTACCGCAACGGTGAGCCTGTAAGAGTTCTATGTGTTGATAGGAATTCAACTATGTCAGTTGTTTCAATGCGCAGTGACGGTGCTTTATTCGTACATCAAAAAGACGGGCGTTTCTACGAATCTCGCGGGGCCAGTGATTATGACCTCGTCGAAGTAAAGCCGTATGATGACTGGAAGATCGATGACCCTATCTGGGTCTGGGAGTCTAACCCTAAGGCTGCTCTGAAAAGGCATTTTGCGGGTATTCATGACGGGTATCCTATGGCATGGGATTCCGGGTGTACCTCTTTTACTTCCCACAATAAAAGCTTCACATCTAAATGGACACATGCCTCAAAAACCGATCCAAGAACAGGGACTGAGTGATGCAACTCTACTCACCTGTAGACACACCCGATTTTGAAGTATGCAGCGGAGATCTATTTGCTTGTTCATTCACAATCGCGGCCATACTTACAATACTTGCATTACTTGCTATAAAAACTTTCAAACAAAAGGGACCAAAAAATGGAAATTAAATCACTTGAAGAGATGACACCGGAAGAACTACACGCCGCTAAGTGTGTCGTCCACTGCATCAAAACACTAAATGAGCTCGCTGACAAGGGCATTGTTACAGACCGTGTAATGGAGATCCAAGAAGACGGCCTCAAACTTATCGAAGGTTTCGAACCAACACAACAAGATATCGAACTTGGTATGGAAATCCTGATTGCTCAGGGTATTGTCCAAATTCCTGATGAGTTGGAGGGAATCGATGCCTGATGAATACACACTCCCGGACAGATGCATCATCGTAGAAGACGGTGATAAGATCGCTGTCGGCTATATCAATCAAGACGGAGAGATCTCCTACAACACCTATGTGTTTGACGATGGGGGAGTATTCCCGGAAGAGGGTTCCTCTATTGAGGAAACTATTATAGGTTTCGCAGATATGAACCGAGATACAGTGGTGTGTGTCCTGAACACTATTGAGGAGAAACCAGACAATGCAGGTAACTAAAATCAAGATCCCTACAGAGATCACCGATGCTTCTATCAAGCAGTACCTGGCTGACTGTGTCATGGTAGTCCGTAACAAAGCACCCAAAGACAACGACAAGCTCTTTGACAGACTGCTGAAAGAGAGCTACGGCGGCAAGCCAAGCCGTGTCTTCGAGTATGTGCCGTGTACCATCCCGCAACCCGAGGTATTTATGCAATGGAAAGCTGAGGGTGGAGCATTAAGACAGTTCTTTGGTTTTCTTTCACAAGACGCCACCCTGTACTGTACCAATGCCCGCGAGCTACTAGCATGGGGCTGGGCCTGGGAAGAAGTATTGGAAGTGATTGACTTCACCCACTACCGTGCAGTGCAGATCAAGGCACCATACTTCTTGTACGGCCAAGCCTCTACACATAACCAGATCACATCGGTCTCACACTCCAACCGTTATACCGAAGCCGGTCTCGGTTACTGGATGCCTCCCGGGTATCTTGAGTACGTTTACAGTGTGCCCTACCTGGCAACAGAGGAAGCAGCTCAAATCCATTGGAATAAGCGTGTTCAAAGATCAGCTCCAGAGGATCTGGAAGTGTTCATGAACAAAGTCCTCGGCATCAAGCGCCGTGAGGTATATGCCCGTGGTTCAGACATGCTTGCTTACCGCGTATACACGCTGGGCGGGTACACCAACAACCCCAACGCATGGCCACACTTCATCAACCAGCGTCTCAAGGACGCCCACACTCAGAAAGAGATGCGTGACCTCGCAGCTCTCATCGAAAAGGAGATCTCATGATCAAGAAAATCCTATTACTCATCGCACTTGCGATATCCGCTATCTCAGCGGAATTCAACGTGGGTAAAGCCTACTCATGTGATGTAGGTGGCACACCTGTCAACGTCACAATCGTATCAGCCGATATGGTATTTTTTGGTAAGTACCCGGCTGAATGGAACCAACAGATCAACGGTTTCTTCGGACACGTTAATGGTAATCCGGTGGTCTATCACTTGTTCGACAATGAACCTACAATCGTTATCAGCTACAGGGGTGTAACCTTTGACGCTCCATGCTACGAGCTGACGGAGATCTGATATGTTCTCCTCTGCCACACGATGGTTCATTGTAAACTTCGGAATCCTATTCATGTTTGTTTACAGCCATGAGTATATGCATGAAGGCTTTATGGCATTCTCGGTATTTCTCTACTGGCTTGCTGCTGTATATGGTGTACTCCTTTACTTAGTAAAAGATGAAGTCATCAAATCCCACCCACAAAGACCGGTCCGATCAATACCTCGTTGGTTCGATATCTTCTATGACATCGTAGTCACATTCCTGCTGGTCTTTTACGGTTACACTATCTTAGCGTCCTTCTACTTCCTACACATAGGGGGGATGGATTACTACTTTACACGAGTATTAAAAATCATTGAGGAGGAACACTATGAATCCCAAACAGCAAATCGCTGATATCAACACAGAGATCGAGATCATCAAGAACCATGATGCACTACCAACAGGTTACAAAAAACAGATGATCGAGATGCTCGAAAAACGTAAACGTGATTTTGCCATGATCGAACAGGGCGAGATCAACTCAGGGGAGTCCACTGATGTGTGGGAACCCTCAGATTAAGGACACCCTATGAAATTTTTAACCAAAGATCCGATGGAATACACCTTCAACCATGAAGGTCGTACTTTCGGGGAAGCCGTCGACCATATTGAAAATATGGATGATCGAAATACCCTTACCGGTATTCTGTATATGTCCGAAAGAGTCTACAAAACTGAAGACGGGATGGTCGCATTTATACTCGAGAACCTTACCGGGCAGAGATTCACAAAATCAACCCACCTCGCAGAGTACCTCCTACACGCCCTTGAACCAAAGACCATACAGGCCTTACTTGCCGGTCTGGCTATCAAAGACAAGGCTTTGATGGAGGGTAAGACAAAAGAGCAATACCTTGTCGAGTTACTCAAAGGTGGGCACAGGTAAAGGTATCGATATGGACATGTCAGAACACGTAGGTAAGACCGTAAAAGTAGAGTGCCTCCTCAGAGAGAAGCTCGATACCCATTACCGATTCAAGTACAAAATGCTTCTCGGTGACCTGTTCATCGAAGGTATCTACTGGCGTGACCACACCTTTGTCAAGTACAGCAAACGCTGGGAAAAAGCAAAACCAGGGGATACCGTCCAGTTCACCGCAAGGGTAGAACCCTACCGACATGACGGCCGTATTAAATATGGCCTGAGACATGTGCGGAACTTGAAAGTATTTCGTGCTTTTGGGGAAGCAGCCTGAGGAAGACCAGCCCATCCGGGCTACGTAAAGGACTGCAAATGAGTACAGGTGAGCTCGATGAGAGCTTTAATGACATTGACTTTTTAATACTGCAAATCTGATAGGAGTCAACAATGAAACCATTCACAGCAATAGGCAAGGTGTTTGAAGCACTTGGCCGGACAATGGATGTTATCACCAACTCGGTGAACATCTTAGGTGATTGGGTCGACTTTGGTAAGACCATGTCTGACAACGAGATCGACCTGATGAAAAAAGAGATGGATGTAGATCGCCAGATCCGAACCAAGGAGCTGGAAGAGAAGCTCGAAAACCGTATCAAAGCGGCAGGTATGAACCCTTAACAAAAAGGGTCAAACCTAAAGACTATTTTTCCAAAATCCACCCATTTGCACTAAACACACCCTAAACCTTATCAAGGAAATTTTTTAATGAACGTAATCATGATCGGGCATCAAAAACGCCAAGGAAAAGACACTGCAGCCGACATCATTCAGAAGGCAACCGGTGGCAGAATCATCCGATTTGCTGATGCAATGAAGGATATCGTAGCCGATGCATTCGGTATTTCCCTTGAGCAACTCGAGTATGCCAAAAACAGCGGTCGCATCAAAGCATTCCTCAAGTACCGACAACTGGTGTTCCTTGTAGTGGACTTCCGCGTATTCCTGCAGCGCTTCGGCAGCGGGCAGATGAAACACCACTTCGGTGCAAAGGTATGGCGTGATGTCGTTATCCGAGAGATCCAGGCATACCAGATGGAGGGTGGCACGACAGTGATCATCCCGGACTTCCGATTCCCGTCCGAGTATATCAAAGGGTCTTTCTCTATCAATGTTACGGGTCGTGCAGAGTCAACGGATACTCACGTGAGTGAGACTGCGATGAACTTCTACCCTTACGACTACCGTATCCAAAACACTGGCACCCTGGCTGAACTTGAGGCAAAGGTACTCGAGATCCTTGAACAGGCAGATGTCTACGAATAGGAGGTTCACATGGAACCAAAATACATGATCTATGGGTTAGGTGTAGTTATCCTGGCCATTGTGCTGCTCATACTTGTAGGTTTGTACCAAAACCACAAGCACGAACAATCGATAAAGACTTCCATCCAGGATGCTGTGGATGAAATCATCGAACAAGCCGAGGCTACAGATAACATCGAAGAACTTACTGCATTAATGATCCGATTACGCGCATACCTCTCGCTCAACGAGACCTGGGCAGAGATCAATTTGACAGAACGTGCTGTAGCGTACCTGCACGAAAGATTCGAACAGCTAAAACCAAAGGATTGACATGAGATTACTGCTCGCACTCTTATGTGCTTGCTGGCTCTCCATACAGGCCGCAGCATACGATAAAGAGTGTGTGCAGACAGTCTACAAGGAAGCCGAGAAGTACACTGAATACCCTTCCACCATCCTGGCTATGGCAAAGGCCGAGACCTCTTGCCGTAATGTGACCGGAGACGATGGGGAGAGCCACGGTGTTATGCAGGTGCAGATCCCTACACTGAGATGGCTCGCTACGAAAGAGCAGTCACTCAGATGGGTCAAGCACGTACCGGATAAAGCACTCAAGCATATCCTGACCCACAACCGGGCTTTCTGTGTTATGGTCGGGTGCAAACTATTCGAGTACCACCGTAAACGTCACGGCTACTTCGGGGCCATCAGCAGATACAACGGTGGAACCAAAAACTATACCTATTACAACAAGGTCCAGCGGATCCTGAAGGAGCAGTGAATGAACCTCTATCATTACACCTTGGTTCCCAAGCTCATTATGATCAAAGAGTCGGGGATCGTAAAAAGATCTCCTCACGATAGAAGTAAACTACTACCGTATGAGATGCCTTTTGTATGGTTCAGCTCAAATGAAGAGTGGGAAGAGACATGCTTCATGCTCAATACCCATGAAGAGCTGGACACTGTCGGCCGTATCCGACTGCGCTATAACTGGGGGAAAGGTCTTCATATACCTCCTGCCTCAGAGTACAAACAATTCACAATTAACTGGGACGGTCTGTGCTTCAGTGCTTTATCAGTAGGCTCTAACCCGGATGAATGGCATGTGGCGATACAAGATGTCCCCCTTGATTACTTCGACCGGATCGAGTACTACAACCCTAAAACCAAAAAGTGGGAGCTGTATGAAGACTTGTAAGTACTACTACGGTGTCAATAAGGCGACATGGCATGACATGCCCTATGATGAAGCTCTGCTGGAGAAGAACAGACTGGCCTTCGAGCTTGTCCTGAAACTCCAGAGCGTCAAGTGGCAGCGCCGGCAGAACTACCGGATATCTGAGATCCTCAGAGCCATCAAACACAATGAAACACTTTTGAGAGAATAATGCTTATATCAATCAAAGAGATCGCGGAGATGCTCAAAGTGAGCAAGTCTACCGCCTGGGAATTCGTAAAACTCGAGGGCTTCCCCTCAAAAGTACAACTCACTCCTCGATGTACCCGCTGGGTCTACGAAGAAGTGGTCAACTGGGTGCTGGAGCACAGGCAGAGTGCCTGACCGGTCCCTTATCTTTGGCGCCAGCCAGAAAGGAGGAAGGATGAAAAGTATCATTGCCTGGTTCAAGTCAACACCATCTCTGTCATCTATCGTCTCAAACTTCGATAAGACAAAGAAACAGCTTGACGCGTTTATTGAGCAGCAGAGTGTCATGATCGATGATAAGAAAGAACAGCTTGCTGATCTCCATACTGAGATCAAAGATCACGAGACTGATGTTCAGCGTGCCCGCGCTATCAACAAGAACATTGCCAAGCTGTTGGCTGCGTAATACGGGGATCTCCCCGTTCATTTGTATCGTTGGTTCAATGGAACCAAGAATAGAAAGGATCGGTCATGACACAACGCCGTAATAGAGCATTCTATAAACGGGATGGTAAACCCTGGACCCAAAAAGAGTATCGCAAGATTATTAAATTCTGCGAAGGTCCAGATGCTGAATTTGAGCCCATCGATGAGGAGTTAGCAGAAAAATACATCTTTGATAATGGGACAGATGACCCACAGGGGTTTATGCACCCCTGGCTACAACAAGAAAAAGACCCAAATTTCAAGAATTGTATAATATTCGAGTACAACAATTACTTTGTGGATGAGCAAGAAGTCGAGGAGGTCTACACAGTACCGCAGGTTCAATTTAGTTTTTTCAAGGACAAATCATGACAAAACCACTTCGTAACATAGCTCTCTATAAGGAGGATGGCTCATTTTGGACCCAAGAAGAATATGAAAAGATTGCTCTGTATTTTGAAGATGTGCATGGTATGCAACTTTCCAAAACCGATAAAATACAGAAATATATTTTTGATGATGGGGACTTTCAATATTTCATGTTTCCGTGGGATGATCAAGAAAACAACGAAAATTTCCATAACTGTAAATTATATACGTTTGAGGGGTTCTTCCGAGATAATGAGGAAGAGCCAGAGTATTCAGTGCCGCAGGTGCAGTTCAGCTTTATGAAAGACAAAAAGGAATAATCATGCTCCGTAATCTAGCAATCTATAAAGATGATGGCAGACCTTGGACTCAGGAGGAATACGACATCATTTCGAACATGTGCGAAGATGGTCATCCAGCAAATTTATGGGAAATTGAGCCGGATGATGCCAATAAAAAGTACATCTTTGATGACGGAGATACTAGCAAGTTTATGCACATGTGGGCTTATCAGTCTAAAGTAAAAAATTTCTCTAATTGTACGCAGATAAGTTACACGGAATTTCTCATCAAATATGCGGTAAACCAGTACTCAGTGCCGCAGGTACAATTTAGTTTTATGAAAGACAAGGAGACATAAATGACATTTCTTATTATCATAGGGTTACTTGTTGTTCATCTATTAGGCCTCTACCTAATCATACAGCCCATAGTTACAGTCACTATCTGGACTGCCTTTGGGGGTACCATACAATGGTTGGAGCGACTATTTGTTATTACGATGTTCGTGCTGGGTATCTGGATGGAATGGTATGCTGCGTCTCACTGGTCAATTACCCTAAACCTTACGTGATCAGTTTCTCCCACCATCGGAGCAGCAGCTGCCTCTCAACGATGAAATCACTCCTGAGATAGGCAGTCTTCACCGCATTCCCCAGTGAGTGTGCCAACTGGCTCTCTATTACTTCAGCTCCGAAGCCGTGATCCTTCTGCTTCTCATAACAGAGGGTTGAGAACGAGCTTCTCCAGCCGTGGGCATTATGGTCTGCGATCCCAATTCTTTTATGGGCGTAGTTCAGAGTGTTCTCGGACATCGGCTTGCTCGGAGCGATAGGCGAGCAGAAGACATACTCGGAATGGTACCGGGTGAGGGGTTTCATCTCATCGATCAACTGGATCAGTGTGGAAGTGAGAGGGAGTCTGTATGACTCCTTCATCTTCATAGCTTCCCCTGGGAAGTTGACCACATCATTCTGGAAGTCGATGTACTCCCACTTCATGTTCCGGATGTTCCCCGGCCGCAGTGCAGATAGAGCCAGGAACTTCAATGCGTTCCTCGTTGTGAAGTCTCCCTGGTACTCCGAGAGCATCCCGTACATCATCCTGACCCCGTTGAGTTCAACGATCGCCTTTAGCTTCTGCGGGGTGATCCTGGGGATGACTGAACTGAACTCTATCCTCCGGGGGATGTCATCAATGACGATGTCATGGTGCACCGCGTACTGGTAGATCTGTGAGATCAACTGAAAGACTCTCTTGGCTGTCTCATGCTTCTGAGTCTGCCGGGTGGTCTTAGTCTCTACCTTCTGGACATTCTTGATCAGATCAATGATGTCCTGCTTGGTGATCTCCCTGATATCCCTGGATCCGATGTAGGGGTAGACGTAGTTGTTCAACCGGCCGTGCTGCTTCATGTAGTGTGACAGACTGTACGTGTATGATTTGAGTTCCATGAACTCATCTCCAACCTGTTTAAAGGTCTGTATGGATACAGCATTCTCAGAGCCCTCAGAGCCTTTTCTCTTCTGTACTGGATCAATGCCATTCCTGGCATCCTCACGGACCTCCTGGGACGTTATACGGGCCGAAGAGAGAGTCACTGTCGGATAGTCTCCGATCGTGTATGATTTGGTCTTGCCTTCCCATCGGAAGTCGGTACGCCATACCTTACGGCCATTTGTCTTCACCTCGAGATAGAGCCCCGCTCCGTCAAAGAGCTTATACATCTTTTCGAGGGATTTTGCTTTGCGGACCTCCGCATCGCTGAGAGGTTTTGTTGTGCGACCCATGCTACACCTCCAAGTTTTATACTGTAATTATACGGCATAAAACTTTTATACTGCAATATGTACTGTAATTATTTCTGGATTCATCCGGATTAAGCTGGACTACGTTGGATTATAAATGCGGGGTAAATGTCTATGGGGACTTAGTTTTCGGACTTTATCGGACTTTAAGAAATAGTGGTGTGGTGGGTCCTCAGTCCACCACTCAATCCACTGTATAGGGCCATATTTTTTTAAGCTCGATTTTGTACTGTAATTTGTACTGTAATTGTTCAAAGCACTTCCGTGCTCTCTCATGGATCAACATTCAAACCCCTCAACCATAACTCACATTTCTGAAAGATTTCTTATGCGACATATTCTATTTGGTGACTCTTCGGACAATCTCTCGATTGCTCTGCTTATCAAAGAGTCCAGCTTTAAGATGCAACCTTTGTACGACACTTACGTCAAGCCGATAGAGAGTGACATCTCAAAAGATCAGATCGTGGCCTTCACTCTGAAATATGATGATGCCAAGAAAGTAAAAGTGTCAACTATCAAGGAGTACCTCGCAACTCTACTTAAATCTATCGAACATCTCGGTATTGATACGATCTTAGTTGCAGACGGTAACTACTTCAAAGTTCTTACCGGTGAACGTAAGGCCGAACCACATTTCGGTTATGTCAAGAGCTGTAAGCTTCCCGGATACGAACATATCAAAGTGATCTTATCTTCAAACTATCAAGCGGTCTTCTATAACCCGGTGGTCCAAGAGAAGATCGACATGTCTCTTTACACTTTGGTTCAGCATAAAGCCGGGACATTCAAAGAACTCGGTAAAGACATTATACACTCTGCATACTATCCGAGAGAACCTGAAGCTATTGCAACCACCCTACTCTCACTTCTGGACATCCCGGCACTCACCAGTGATATCGAAGCGACCAGTCTGAGATTCGAGAGGGCCGAGCTGGGAACCATCTCCTTTGCCTGGGATCAACACAACGGTGTGGCTTTCCCCATCACCGAACCAATCAAAGAAGTACTCAAGGTCTTCTTCGAGACCTACAAGGGTAAGGTATGGTTCCACAACTCTCTCTATGATGTCAAGGTATTGATCTACACCCTCTTCATGGAGCACTCTACCGATTACGTCGGTATGCACCACGGCCTTGAGGTGTTCAAAGATGTGCAGGACACAATGCTGCTCACCTATCTGGCTCTAAACTCCACGGCAGATGTCAAGCTGGGTCTCAAAGAGAACGCATTTGAGTTCACCGGGAACTATGCCCTGGAGGACATCAACGATATCACCAAGATCGAGATGGATACCCTACTCGAGTACAACCTCGTTGACAGTCTGGCTACATGGTATGTGCATGACAAGTACATGCCGACCGTGATAGCCGATGATCAGTTGAAGATCTACGAAGAGATCATGCAGCCGTCCCTCAATGTGCTGCTCAAGATGATGCTCATCGGTCTGCCGATGGATCTGAACAAGGTCAAGAGCACTCGAGATCAACTGGAGGTCATCCGCTACAACGCAATGTACGACCTCGAGAATACCCCGGCGATCAAGCGCTTCAACTTTTTACTGCAGCGCGAAGCAATGGTGACTGCCAACAACAAGCTCAAGAAGAAGATGAAATCCATCGATGAGTTCAGACATGTCACTTTCAATCCTGGATCCACCAAACAGAAGCAGAAGCTGCTGTATGAGTTCTGGGATTTTCCGGTCATAGACAAGACAGATTCAAAAGAGCCTGCTACCGGAGCCAAGACACTTGCCAAATTGAAGGTCCTCGCCAAAACGGAGGAGCAGGAGATAGTGCTTAACGCTCTGATCGATATCTCCAAAGTGGACATCATCCTCGATAACTTCATCAAGAACTTTGAGGAGATGGCCTTCACACGTAATGACGGTACGGTCTGGCTCAACGGTAACCTCAAACTCGGGGGTACCCAGTCCGGCCGCCTATCATCAAACAGCCCGAACATGCAGAACATCCCTTCCGGTTCCACGTATGCCAAGCTGATCAAGTCCTGCTTCGTGGCTCCCGATGGGTGGCTCATTGCCGGGGCAGACTTTGCTGCACTTGAAGACCGTATCGGTGCGATCCTGTCAGGTGACCCGATGAAGACCAAAGAGTTCTCCGAAGGTGCTGACGGCCACTCACTCAGAGCCATCGCATTCTTCTCCAAACTCAAGGAACCGGTAACAGTAAAAGGTGTCTACATCGACCCTGAAGTTGTGCGCCAGTACGACATCAACTCGGTCGAAGACATCAATCGGTTCAAGAAAGAGCAGAAAGATATCCGAGACCAGGCTAAAGCCCCATCCTTTGCTCTCCAGTACGGAGGGACATGGAAAACCCTTGTCACGAACATCGGTCTACCGGAAGATGTGGCCAGAGCCATCGAGATCGGATACCACGAGCTATACAGCGGTCTGGGTGACTTCACCAAGAAGAACACTGAATTCGGATCTGAGCACGGCTTCGTCGAGTGTGCTTTCGGCTTACGCCTTCGCACCCCCATCCTCGCCAAAACACTGGTAGGGAAAGAGTCCACACCTTACGAAGCTGCCTCTGAGGGACGCAGTGCTTCAAATGCTGTGACCCAGTCCTGGGGACAGTTGATGAACCGTGCTCTTATCGCCACAGAGAAGCGCCTCAAGGGTTCAGGCTTCGAGGACAAGATCTTCGCTGCCAACACAATCCACGATGCCGGATACTTCATCATCAAGAATGAACCAGAAGTGATCAAGTGGCTCAATGACACTCTCACCGAAGAGATGCGCTGGAATGCTCATCCGAGCATCTACAGTGAAGAGGTCCTCATGGAAGCCGAACTTGATATCGGTAAGTCCTGGGACAAGCAGTACACGCTCAAAAACCACCTGTCGGTTAAAGAGATCGAAGAGTTCCTTATAGAGCATGGACTAAATGAAGAAAAGGATAAAAAATGAAAATCCAACAGATATTCAAACACCTAATGACAGAGCTGAAGCCCTACGGGGCATTGCACTGGCACACAAGCCAGTTCCGTTCAGCCTACATCAAGTTCCGTGATACCCGTATCGGGAGTATCAGAATCTCCGACCACAGCGGTCGTCAAAAGTACAGCTACACATGGGACCTCGTAGAGGGTGAATGTGACCAAGAAAAACTGGATCTAGTCGTTGCAGAGATCAAAGAAAAGGCCGGCAACATCAATAACTTTGATCCAGAGAAGTTCGTTGTATTCAATAAAGACGAGGGCCAGTACATCACACTGGATACCCGCGTAGAGTACGACAACTACATACTGCGTAAGGGATGACTATGGCAGATGCAAAATCTTATTACATCCTCAATATGTCCGGCGAAGTCGAGCATATCGGTGAGTTTGTAAACCTAAGCGATGCCCAGGATCATCTTGATTCTGTAAAAGTGATCCCCATCTTTATCTTTAACCGTGATGAACTGGCTCAACTGTACCGCACCGTCAAATCTTTCTTTGATACCAGTGTCTATGACGATCCAATGAGCTTCACTACTGCCCCCTCTGCACGTGCAGTCAGCAAGACTACGGCAGCTAAGCTATCCCTTGCGGACATAGATGATATTTACGTGAAGCGCAGTATGGAAGCTCACCGTGTACAGCTGCAGGTAGCTGACGAGCTGGCTAGACAAACATTCCGAGATGGTCGCATTATGATGCGTAACTCTGATTATGGGGTTACAATCAAAGGTATAACCCCTAATGAAATCTATCTGGATGACTTGAAATCCCCGCATAGCACAAGTGAAACTATCCCCGCCTCAGATTCTACTATCACTAAAAGCCAACTGGATCGAGCTGTTGAGATCTTAAAAAGAGGCCCAAACATAAAAAAGGATGATGAATGACCATCTATACCAATAACAAAAACCTAAGTCTGGCAATGGCTGTATGGCTCGTGCACGATGACTATGATTACATTGATGATCCGACCGTTATCAGCGCCACAACACTGCTCAAACCGATCAAAGCCATCGTACTGGCCCGTAAAAACAACAAGCTTGACAAACGTGTGGATATCTCCACCCTGGTCAACTCCCGCATGGGTACGGCAATTCACTCGGGTGTAGAGGTAGCCTGGAAAGATCCGGAAAACCTCAAAGTAGCTCTGAAGATGCTCGGCGTAGAGAACCTGTTCGACCGTATCAAGGTCAACCCTGAACCAGAAGAGCTGGAGGAAGACACGATCCCGGTCTATGTAGAACAGCGTGTGATCAAAGAAGTAGGCTTTAAAGACTACAAGATCACAGGCAAGTTTGACATGGTACTTGACGGGCGTGTCATCGATGTCAAGTCAACATCGGTGTGGACTCATATCTTTGGCTCCAAACATGATGACTACATCAAACAGGGGTCAATCTACCGCTGGGCCAACCCGGAAAAGATCACCGATGACATCATGCAGATCGAGTATGTCTTTACAGACTGGCGCAAGATGGATGCTGTCAAAGACCCTGCCCGCTATCCACAGGAACGGGTAATCCCTAAAGAGTTCCCTCTCATGCCTATCGAAAATACCGATCGCTGGATCAAAGGCAGAGTCATGGAGATCGATAAATACATGTCTCTCCCGGATGACAAGCTTCCTGACTGTACCCCTGATGAACTGTGGGAAAAACCGACAGTGTGGAAGTACTACAAGAACCCTGCCAACAAGACTCGTGCCACTAAAAACTTTGACAACCAGGTCGATGCCCAGGCTCGCCTGGCTAAAGACGGGTTTGTCGGTGAAGTGGTCGAGGTCAAAGGTGAAGTCGTTGCCTGCCGCTATTGCGCCGTAGCAGAGATCTGCGAGCAGGCCAAGAAGTACAAAGCCACCGGTAAGCTCCAACTCGCAGCATAAGGACCATCATGGAATTCACTGAATTACAGACCGATCTGGTCAAAAACGCAACAGAGGTTCAGGTGATCGGAATGATCCAGAACCCTGAAAACAAGAACGAGTATATCCCTGCTTCTGAACTGAATGCAGAGCCCGAGTACTACGATGTCCTTGTCTATGTAAAAGATAACGATGACATTCTTGGTGAGTGGGAAATATCAGGATTGACTACTCTTGAAGACGCCCGTGAGATCATCTCTCAGATGGAATCAATCGGCCTACCGGCATCCGCCGGGTATGAAGAACTATAAAAAGGATAGATCATGAATCTACTAAAAGTAATCTGGGAATTCCTCATGTCTGACGTGCATGGCGGAAGCCCTAAAGTCGAACGTAAAAAAGACCATAAACCGTATGATAAAACACTTGTCACCGTGCACATGGTCGAGTTTATCAAAGAGGTCTACGAAGATCACATCGAGATCCACAAGTGCCGTAACCGTAAAGAGTTCACTGAGTACATCAATGACTTACTCGGTATGGATAAAAGCTACTCCGTCATCTGCCGCATTCTTGCCGGCGACTATGACCACCGCGACTTGCCTGAGGGTGAGCCAATAACTGTAACATTAACGAAGGACGAACCATGTCACAATTAATCAATTCAAAGATCCGTCAGTCGATCTTCATCACACCTCAGGGTGCCCTATCTTATGGTGCCCACATCCAGGGCGTACTCGGGGACCCGTCAAGCAGAAAGTCTCTGTCATCGGTGCTCAACCCGACAAATGTATCAGACTCTGCAGATGAGCGTGTTGTAAACACATACGTCTATGTGGATCCATCATCTAAAAAGATCAAGCAGGCTGAATCTACTCACGCCTGGCTCACAGGTAAGATGAAGTCGGTCAACCTTGACAGCTACCCTGAGTCACTTCAGAAGAACATCATCTCATCACTGAACGATATCAAAGCCATCTACAAAGGCGATACAGCTCACGTTCTCGAGGGAGAGGAGTTCGAAGAACTGCTGGGGAGCGATCCAGTACTGTCGGCCTTGGCCCCTGAACTGCTTGAGACATTCGATGTCATGCTCAGCGAGATTGAGGTCGAAAAGAAGAAGTATGCCAATGTGGGCGTACACGACTTCATCGAGCGTTATGAGTTCCGCAAGCACATCATGATCCTCGGTGGCCGCGGCGCGGGTAAGACTTATACCGTATCCCAGCGCTGCGAGCAGCAGGGTTACCACACCGAATTTCTCGCCGGTCACACAGGTATCGAGAGTGTTGACCTTCTTGGCTACTATGTCAAGGATGAGAGCGGCGGTCTTGTATGGATGGATGGTCCGCTATCTGCTGCCTTCCGCGCGGCTCAAGAGGATAAGTCGGTCCTGTTCATCGATGAGATCCTCCGTATCCCGACGCGTGAGCTTCACATCCTGATCGGTGCATTGACACCAGACAGCTCCGGTAACTACAACCTCAGAACCAACCGTGTTATCAACACTGAGACAGGTCTCGGTGTATCAGAGACTCTATCTGTGCCTAAGAGCAACCTGTGGGTCGTATCAACCACCAATATCGGTGCTGAGTATGACACAGAGGATATGGACTTGGCTCTCCCAGACCGTTTCCGCATGATCGATATGAACGTATCTGCATCTTCGGTCCGCCAGATCCTTGACGCCTGTAATGATGGTCACTTCAGTGAAGCTGTCATCGAGCAGCTGATGAAAGTCTATACCACGATAGACACATTGGTTCAGAGCAAAGAGCTTACGAACACAATGAACGTGCGTTACCTGTGTGAGATCATCGAGATGTGTAAAGATCCTCGTGAGCTCACCAGCTACTTCTTCGACCTCATGCCGAACATCTGCTCCCGTACTACTGACGGGAAAATCAATGAGGTGGAGGAAAAGACATTTAAACATGTCATCAAATCTATCATCAAATAAGGACCTATCATGTCTGAATCTATCGACACTAAAAGCCTCCTCAAACAATCTACCAGAGAGCTGATTTACAACGGTGATCCGGTACTGCGACAGAACCTCCGTTCCGGTACGCAGATCCTTCACTCCGAACAGTACCCTACCCAGGTGTTCAATCTGAAGGGGACCAAGTACATCCGCATCAACTCTGGGGATCTGGAAGCCTTCGGTGACGATGCTGAAGCACTCACGACAGACCTCCTTAAACTGATGCTCTCCATCGATGACTTCTCACACTCTGAGGATACTGATCCGGATGAGATCCGTGAACTCCCAGAAATCATCTCTGACGGAGTCGAAGAGTATAAAACTTGGACCGGAGAAGACCTGGCAGACTCAGAACTTGTAGAAATGAACGAGTTCCGCGAGTATGTCGGAGAGAAAGTGCCTATCGCACCAAAAGTCTTCTCTACTTACAGCACGGATCCGGAAGAGAAGGCAAAAGAGGAGGCAAGCGAAAAAGAGGAACTCGAAGAGTCCGAGGACATTACCGAAGAACTCGAGTCTCTCTCATCTGCTATGGGCATGGGCCCGGAGAAACCTGCTACTTCTACCTCCGAAGAGACCAAGAAGACGATCGTTCCCCAAATGCAGGAGATCGAGCAGGCACTGGACAATATACCACAGTATCAGAACCAGTCACGTTTCAGCTCGGATTACTCGATGCTGAGTGCCGAAGATCTGGCAGAGCTTAACAGTATGGTCAACAGCCTGCTAAAAGCCTTCCGCGGAAGCCGATCCAAAGACAAGACAGTAACCCCGAAAAAGCATATCAATGCCAAGGGTCTGTCTATGGATACCGACCGTATCTATATCACGAAGAAAGCTCCGAAGGGTAAGCACATCAAGTTCAACCTGGTCGTCGATATGTCTGGTTCAATGAGCGGATCCCCGATGAAAAACGCAGTGTCACTGCTGTATCTGTTTAACAAACTGGCCCAGCAGGGATTTGTCACAGGCCACATCCTATACAGCACCACCAATTACCACTACAAAATCACCATGCCGGTATCGGATGCAGAGATCCTGTCACTGCACACAACCCAGAGTGCGGAAGGTCTTGCAGACACTGTCCAACACTACCAGGACATCCTGAAAAACACCAACCTGATCTGTATCACTGACGGGGATATCACAGATACCCCTATCAAGAAGGAGTTCTGGTACAAAAACAAGATCATGTCAACGGGTGTCTATATCAACAAGGGTCTGACAAACGTACTGGATTACTCCGGCAAACTGGATAAGTGGTTCACCCACTCCCTTGTACGTCAGAACCTCAAAGACATGGTCGATCTGCTTGTACGGATCGGTCTGAAAGGATAAGTCATGCAAACAGTAGAAGATCTTGCCTACCCTCAGGCAGATGAACAAACACCCCCTCCGGGGGCTGCGGTGGATTCCGTAAGCCTCCCCAACATCACTTTCCTGAACATGCACTTAGCTATTAACCATTTCATTAAAGAAAACGCTGAACTGGCTGAGCAGTTTCGCGATGAGCTGGATTTCCAACTAGCACAACATAAATTAAAAGGATGCTCATGAAAAATGTAGCCGATATGGATTATTACCCCATATCTGAGCAACTCGTAAAAGTACTCGTCAAAAAGACACAGAGCGACAATCCGCTGGTATTCCGGGTGATGGTGGCCTATTACATGGCCAAGGTAGCATCCATGATGCGAGCCAGTATCGTTACCCATGACCGCGGACCTATCCCGATCAACATCTATGCTCTGAACCTGGCTCCAAGTGGTTTCGGTAAAGGTCTATCCACAAACATCCTCGAGGATCAAGTCCTTGGTCGATTCCGTGATAGATTCATGTCCGAGACTTTCCCCTTGATGGCAAATGACAATCTGACAAAGATAGCAGTGGCCCGAGCCAAGAAAGCTTCTACCGATCCCGATGAGAAACTGGTAGAGGTACAGAAAGAGTTCCATGCTCTTGGCGCCCTGGCATTCTCATTTGACAGCGGTACCCCTGCAGCAATCAAGCAGATGCGCCACAAACTGTTAATGGCTGATGCAGGTTCGATGTGTTTCGAGATGGATGAAGTCGGATCGAACTTTGCCAACAACCTCGAAGTACTGAACACCTTTATCGAGCTGTACGATGTGGGTAAGATCAAACAGAAACTTACCAAGAACACTCAAGAAAACAAGCGTAACGAAGAGATCACCGGCCGTACCCCGACCAACATGATGTTATTCGGTACACCGACAAAACTTCTGGACGGCAGCCGGCTTGAGCAGGAATTCTTCCAGATGCTCGAGACTGGTTATGCCAGACGCTTACTCTTCGGTTACACAGACAGGGTATCCAAGAAAGCCGACCTCACTCCGGAAGAGATGTACGACATGCTCACCGATACGACATCTTCGCTGCATCTGGATACGGCTGCTGCAAGACTCGAAGACTTGGCCGATCCGAAGAACTTCGGTAAAGAGCTGACGATGACTAAAGATGTAAGTCTTGAACTGATCGATTACCAGCTCAAGTGTGTCAAAGAGGCCGAGACCATGCAAGAGCATGAGGAGGTCTTGAAAGCTGAACTGAGCCACCGCTACTTCCGTGCGCTTAAACTGGCTGGCACCTATGCCTTCATCGATGGAAGTGCGGAGATCTCTATGGATCACCTTCACTGTGCCATCAAACTGGTCGAAGATTCAGGTGAAGCATTCCGCAAGATCCTGACTCGAGACAAGCCATACGTGAAACTGGCCAAATATATCTCCAGCGTTGGCCGTGAGGTCACGCAAGTGGACCTGGTAGAGGATTTACCTTTCTATAAAGGTTCAGAGGCCCAGCGTAGAGATATGATGAGTCTGGCTATCGCCTATGGCTACAAGAACAACATCGTTATCAAGAAGTCATACAGTGACGGTATCGAGTTCCTCCGGGGTGAATCCCTACAGGAGACCAATCTCAACGAGCTGATGTTCTCGTACAGCGATGATATCGCCTACAACTATCAGCCGCAGATCGCCCGGTGGGATGAGATGCATGTCCTGACATGTACCCCGGACCTCCACTATACGGCACACCACTTCCGTGATGGCCACCGATCTGGAGAGAAGGTGATAGAGGGATTCAATCTTGTGATCCTTGATATCGACTCCGGTGTATCCCTGGACACAGCCAAGCTGCTGCTGAAAGATTACACCTGTCTGTTCGCTACGACCAAACGCCATACGGAAGCCCACAACCGGTTCCGCATCATCTTCCCACTGAGCCATACATTGAAACTCAATGCCAAAGACTACTCCGCATTTATGCAGAATGTCTTTGAGTGGCTCCCATTCGAAGTAGATACGGCGACCAAAGACCCGGCACGTAAATGGATGTCCCACCCAGGTGAATATCACTATAACGAGGGTGAGATGCTTGACGCGATGTTGTTCATCCCACAGACCAAAAAGTCTGATGATCAGCGAGCCAAGAATGATCGGATTGGTTCTCTTACCAATCTTGAGCGTTGGTTCATGAACAATACCGGTGAGGGTAACCGCAACAACATGATGCACAAGTATGCAATGGCCCTTGTCGACAGCAACTACAACCTTGAACAGATCCGCAGCGCACTGCTGAGTTTCAATGCCAAGATCCCTGACGGGGTCCCGGAAGAGGAGATCAACTCCACTGTGATGATCTCTGTCACAAAAGCTGTCACGAAAAAAGAGCTGGAGTCAGCATGAAAACAGTAGCCGCAGAGCAGTGGAACACTCGTGCATAAACCTTGGCAGGAACAACCGTAAGTCCAAGCAATTTTACCTTAACAAGGAACCAATATGTCAACATCCAACAATCATATCGTGTTGGTGATGGGTAAACCTTCCACTGGTAAGTCAACGTCTCTTATGAACCTTGAAAACCCGGAGGGTGTAGTCTATTTGAATACGGACCTGAAGGCATTGCCTTTTAAGTCTGAGTTCCAGGTGCTGAACATCACCGATGCAATGGATATTCACCAGGCCATCCATGAGATCGAAGAGATGGACAATGTCCATACGGTCGTACTGGATACCATCACATTCCTCATGGATCAGTTCGAACAGCAGTATGTCAACACTTCAACCAACACACAACAGGCTTGGGGTCAATACGCGCAGTTCTACAAACAGTTCATCCACGCGATCAAATCGAGTAATAAAAATTACATCATTCTAGCCCACGAAAAAGAGGTGCTGAATGAAAAAGAGATGTCGATGGATGTCAAAGTACCTGTTAAAGGTTCTGTCGGCCATACCGGTGTAGAAGCCGACTTCACAACAATCATCTCCACGAAAAAACTGCCTCTCAAAAAACTTGAGGAGAACCAGAACGATCTGTTCAGTGTCACTCCTCGTGAAGAGGCACTTGGATTCAAGCACGTCTTCCAGACTTATCTGGATAAAGACACCATCAACGAAAAGATGAGAAGTGCTATGGGCCTCTGGGATGATTCTGAAAAGTATATCGACAACGATATCAATCTGGTCATCAACCGACTTCACGAATACTACGACTAGGCGGTGTAATGCAAAATTGTGTCTTTATGGTTGATGGGGTATGTCATTTCCCCAATGAACCACTTACAGTACCGGTGACAACATACAAAGTTGTCGAGTTTGGGTCTATCCCGCGGATCGCAATCCTGGATATCCAGCACGAGATCAACAACATGTTTGATGGTCTGGAGGAGCCTCCGGCTCATCTGGTGATGGATTCCGATGATCAAATAGACTCATTGGAAGTACCGGCTGTCTTTTTGACATTACACACAGGTGTCCTACATAAATACCCATTTATCGAAGTAGGGCTTGACTCCGACAGTTTCGAGACTGTCGCAATATTCAAAACAAAGTAAAGGATACGCTATGTTAGCAATGCTTAAAACAGATGACAAAATCAAAGAACAAGGTGACTCTCTAGGAGGGTTCAAACTACTCAACACAGACGCTTACGACATGGTCGTAGACATGGCTTACATCGACCTATCTAGCGGTGGCGCTTATGGTCTTGTCTTCACAGGTAAAGGTGCAGACGGAGAGACTATTAAAGAGACTTTCTGGATGACCGGCGGTACAGCCAAAGGTCAGCTCAACTACTACGTTGACAGAGAGGGTAACAAGCAATACCTTCCAGGCTTCAGCCAGGCAAATGCCCTTGCACTCCTTACTACAGGTCAGGAGATCGCAGAGCTTACGCCAGAGAAGAAGATGGTAAAAGCTTACGACAAAGAAGCTGGTAAAGAAGTACCGACTGAGAAAGATGTCCTTGTCGAGATGATCGGTCAGCCTATCAAACTTGGTATCGTCAAACAGATTGTCGACAAGACAAAGAAGAACGAAATTAGCGGTGCCTATGAGCCAACAGGTGAAACTCGTGAAGAGAACGTCATCGACAAGATCTTCCACGCTGAGTCTGGCTGCACAGTGGCTGAGCTTCGCGCAGGCAGCACTGAAGCTTCTTTCCTCCCTCAGTGGATCGAGAAGAACAAAGGTGAGACTCGTAACAAAGCCAAAGGCACTAAAGCTGCCGGTACTGCAGGCGCTCCAGGAGCTCCAGCCGGTGAAAAGAAGAAATCACTCTTCGGTAACTCTGCTGCGTAATGGCTACAGCGTTCATCGGATGCGATCCGGGAGATAAAGGGGCTATCTGCCTCTATGTTCCCGATGAAAAGTACATCGAGTTCATGGACAACTCATCTTCCCCGGTGCTCATCGTTGAGTGGTTGATAGATTCAATCGCTAAATACGATATCAAAATGCAGATGATCGAAGATGTCCACTCGATCTTCGGTACCAGCGCTAAATCCAACTTCAACTTCGGTTTCAACACAGGCTTCATGCACGGGATCTTCCGGGCAAACGGTCTTGGATTGGATCTAGCCAAACCGAAAGAGTGGCAGAAGTATGTCGGGGTCAAGGCCAAAGGCAAAGACATCAAGAAAGATGTCGGTGAAATTGCCCATCGGCTGTTCCCGACTGCTGAGATCCACGGACCAAAAGGTGGGCTGCTGGACGGTCGTTCAGATGCCCTGATGATCGCGTACTACTGTGCGCAAAAACACAAGTAAGGTTAATCATGAGTACTTTTTTTAACGATGCCATCAATGAGGCAAAAGCTCTGATCGCAGAGCATGAAAAATACGAGAAGCGTCCAACGAAGGCTTCATCAAGACGTATCAGAGCACACTTGACGGCAATCCGTAAAGCAGCTCCCGGTGCGAAGAGAGAGCTTATTCTGGCGGACAGAGCGGCGTAAGGCAGACCCATGAATATCGAACCATGTAGTAAAGTCTGCCACGAGTGCGGCTTTCTACGTGGATCACCGAAAGGTATTCTTACCGCTGAATCCCGCAATGTCATCATGCAAGGCATCATCTTCCCCTGCCACCTCAAGCTCAAAGCTGTTACCGGATCCGAGAACCAAGGAATTGAAGACTATGTCTCTTCTCAGCCGGTCGTTAAGGTGTGCCGGGGGTATGTTGTCTCGATGATGAAATCAGGTATCCCGCCACTCAATGAGGCGTGGGCCAAACTGTACCGCGATGTCGGTGCCGACCTCGATACGAGAGTCATGGACATCCGGGAAACTTTAACATATCACAACAGATAAGGATAAACAATGGATATCACTTTAAATGATGCCGAATTTGTCGAAGCCGTAACGTGTTATCTGAGCAACAAAGGCTTTGACGTTTCGACTTACGACATCGATGTGCGCGTAGTCCAGGGCCGTAATGGTCAGGGTAACCGCGCCGAAGTTTCAATGACGGATCTCCGTCACATGTCTATGGATAAACATCCACAAAATGTAGCAATCGATGAAGAAGATCTTCCACCGTTCGACCTAGAAGCAGATGGTATCGACTTCGCAGCCAGCGCAACTGTCTCCGATGAAGCAAATGAGACAGTCATCCTCGCTGACAAACCCGCATTCGGTAAGCTCTTCGGTAATAAAGAAGACGCATAATGACCCGGCTGCCTAATCGCGGGTGGCACGGACTCCCGGAGTTTTCGCAAAAACTTTACGGACACACCTACTTCCTCCCAGGTGAGGATTATGATGGGTGGGTCATGCGTGTGTCTGAAGCATACTGCAATGATTCCGAGCACAGAATGCGTATGTCGCGCTACCTCTACAACTACTGGTTCCATCCGTCTACCCCGATCAGCTCTAACGCCGGTACGGATAGGGGTCTGCCTATCTCCTGTTTCACAAAGACAGTAAAAGATGACAAGGCCTCTATCTTCCAGAACTACAACGAAGCGTTTAACCTCGGGGCTTACGGCGGGGGTATAGGTACAGACTGGAGCGAGGTCCGAGAGGTCAACGCCAATGTCGGCCAGCACGGTGGTAAGTCTTCCGGACTTATCCCATTCCTCGGTGTATCAGACAGATCTACACTGGCTATCAGCCAGGGTGGTCTACGCCGCGCAAGTGAAGCGAGCTATCTCCATGTGTCCCACCCGGAGATCGAAGAGTTCATCGATCTGCGCAACCCTACCGGGGATCAGACAAGACGTGCTCCGAACCTACATCACGGGGTAGTAATCCCGAATGTCTTTATGAAAGCGGTGGTCTTCAATCAACCGTGGGATCTTATCTCTCCCAAGACAGGTGAGGTAGTCAAGACTATCTCGGCCAAAAAGCTGTGGGAAAAGATCCTGAATGTCCGAACCACACTTAAAGGTGAGCCCTATCTGCTATTCATCGACCGTGTGAACCAGCTGGCTCCAACCGAATATAAACTCGAAGATATCTCCGTGGTCACGTCCAACCTCTGTACTGAGATCACTCTCAGAACTGATGAGAAGCACTCCGGTGTTTGTTGTCTTGGTTCGATCAACCTTGAGTACTGGGATGAGTATCAGGACTGCTTTGATCAATTCATAGCGGACTGTAGCGATTTCCTCGACAACGTGCTCCAGGATTTTATCGACAAAACAGAAGGTCTGCCTGGTTTCGAGAGAGCCAGAGCAGGTGCTATTGACGAGCGCTCGATTGGTCTCGGTGTCATGGGCTTCCACTCATACCTCCAGTCAAAGATGATCCCCTGGGAATCAGCAATGGCGAAGGGTGTGAACCTCAAGATCTTCAAGCAGATCAAAGAGTCGGCAGACATGCATAACTATAGTACCAGTACTGCGACATGTCCTATGGCAAAGCGTAATGGAAGTACAAAACGTAACATCCATGTCACGGCTATCGCCCCGACAATGTCGATCTCCAGTCTCTGCAATATTGCCTCTTCCGGTATCGAACCTTGGGTGACCAATGCCTACACCAAAAAAGTGAAGCAGGGGGCATTCCCAATCCGTAACAAGTTCCTGGAGAAGTACATTCGTGCTTCGGGTTATGATGATGAGCGTTTCACAGATAAAGCTGAAAAATGGATCTCTGAGCAGTGGGAGTCAATCAAAGCCCACAACGGATCCGTCCAGCACCTCGAGTGGATGCCACAGAATATCAAGGATGTCTTCAAGACAGCCTTCGAGATAGACCAGAAATGGGTCATCGAGTTTGCGGGTGACCGCTCGCCGCGCGTTGACCAAGGCCAGTCGCTCAATCTGTTCATTCCCGGTAACAGTCATGTTCAGTACATCTCCGATCTGCATATCCTCGCATGGAAGAAGAAGATCAAGTCACTCTACTATCTGCGATCCAATGCAGTGAACAGAGCGTCTACGGCCAACAATGAACGTAAACAAATCAAAGCAGAAAATCCATCGCTTGCTGAGCTGATGGAAGACACCTGCGTAGGATGTGCCTAATGAGTGTACTAACTATTCTCACACTGATCTTCATTGTGCTCAAGCTCACAGACGTTATTGACTGGAGCTGGTGGCTTGTCCTTACACCAACTATCATTTATGTTGTCCTCTGGACCCTCACTATAGGTAGCGCTGCTTTTGCTGAAGCCCGTAGAGATAAGAGGTTCGATGACTGGCGCCATAGAATGGGGAGGTGGTAAGCCATGAGTACCATGATCCACATGAACGGTATCCCGACCTTCAAATCGAAGAAGGGGTTCCGATACGAACACTACTGGGATGCCTACAAGCAGCACGACCGTATGCACTGGACCGCGGAAGAGATCACTCTAACGCAGGATGTCCAGGATTTTGCCAAAGCCTCACCGGAAGAGAGAGAGTTCATCACTAATGTGATGCGCCTATTCACTCAGAACGAGGTACAGGTAGGTTACGGGTATGCTGCTATGCTGCGCATCTTCAAACCGATGGAAATTCAGGCTTGGCTGTTCAGTGCCGGTGCACGGGAGTTCACTCACATCGAGAACTACTCCCTGTTCACGGAAACGATAGGTCTCGGTAACGAGATATACTCAGAGTTCCTGGACATACCGGTCATGGCGAACAAAGCCGAGTATCTGGAAAAAGCCAAAGTCAAAAAGTGGGAAGACTACAAAGCTATGGGTCTGTCGAACCAAGAGTTAGACAGAGTCTATCGCAGGGATGTGGCACGTATGCTGGCGGTCTATGCCGGCGGTACGGAGAACATCTCTCTGATGGCCCAATTTGCAGCACTTCTCAAGTACCAGTTCGAAGGTAAGTATCCAGGGCTGTGCGCGATCGTAGAGTTCTCCATCAAAGAGGAGACATTCCACGGTATCACAAACTCCAGACTGTTCCGGGACTTCATCGAAGAGAACCCGGACATCTGGGATGACGCGCTCAAGTACGATATCTACCAAGGTATCCGGGAGATAGTCGCTTATGAGCAGGCTCTTGTCGACTACTTCAACCCACCACACATGGCGAACGAGACATTGAAACGGTACATCGAGTACCGTGGAGATATCGCCCTCAAAGAGCTGGGTATGAAACCTAACTGGGGTGTGGAGATCAATCCTGCCCCATACATGGATGATGTCGTGGGGACTGTCCTTACAGACTTCTTCTCCGGTACCGTAACCGAGTACACAAAATCTGTCCAGGGTGACTGGGGTGAAATCCAGTATGACCATTGGAAAGATGCTTTTACGTCATGACCTCAATCCAATACAAGGAGGCGTAATGACTAAAGACACGTTTGTCACGCTGCTGCAGTCCATGCTTCTGATCCCAGTATTTATGATTGTCGTATATCTGGGCTTCTGGCTCACGATAATCATAGGTCCACTGATCACTGGCGGTCTAACCGTTATGTTGATCTTCTGGAGTCTCAAGGAGTGGAAAGAGCACGTGCAAGAACAAAAGAACCAAGATAAGGAAAACCATGAGTGAAACTCCAATCCTAGAAGAAAATGTTACACCCCCTGAAGAGGTGGAAACACCTGACCAACCGTATGAAGTAGAGGTAGAATCGGACGACCCGTTCGATATGGTCTATGCTTACAACGAGTCCCGCGGTCTGCTTGAAGCTGGCTATTCAGATAAGCGCGAGAGTGCTTTCTCTATCGAAGAGATGCTTGAAGGCTTTGACCTGAGCAAACTCCACACTACTGTGGCAGCGAGCGGGGTAAAAGTTGTTGATGGTTCAGCCAAACACCTGTCGCGCTCTATCATCGAGCTGATCTCAGGCGGTAATGAACCAGAGATCGAAAATGTTGACCGTCTGGACAAACACCTTGACTCTATCGTCTACAATCTCGGTGCGATCTACAAGCTTGGTCTCAATCCGATCCAGGCGAAACAAGCACTCGCTATTGTTATGAAACGCAACCTGCTAAAGTCATATCAAGTTGATGAAGCTGGCAAAAACATCAAAGGTGCTGACTGGACTCCACCCGAAGAAGAGTTGGCTCAGTTCTTTAACTGAAAACAACTTTAATCAGTTTTCTGTGTGAAAACTACCATAAAGTGGCATTTATGTCACTTTTTGATCACATAATGTGTCCAAATAATGAAAATTAGTTGGGTTGATTGAAAATTTTAGGATGGATTTAAGTTTAGGTCGGATAGTATTTAAGGAGCAGAACATTCTAGTACTATCCGCGGCCGAGATATGAGGATGTCCGACAAACCGCAGAGAATGCTAAATGTTCAGCTTGCGCCTTCAAAATAAAGAACATTTTAGTTTATCCTCTCAAACCTGACACTATCCTAAAATTTTCCCCACCACATCAATTTTCACATTATTTTTACATTATTTTTACATAACACCTGATTATTTCACTACTTCCTTGATCGCATCAGCTAGGATCTCCGCACCTGGGGGCGACAGGAACTCCTCGAAATAGGGCAGCGGACTTAGGTGGATCTTATCCACCAGGTTGGTATCCATCAGGCCTGAATCCATCGAGTCACTCAGATCCCCCAACAGCTCCTGAGCCACGATACCTGCCATCGCATGACCCGGATTAGACTTCAGGATCTTGAAGATGACCCGTTGGATACGCAGGAAGTACTTCGTAAACATC